TCAATAAATCCCATCATTGCGATCAACCTCATCCTTAACCATTGATGCGAGCAGTTCTTCCAGTTTCTGCGCTGATAGCTTTACCTGGTGATCTTCAGCATCTTCCCGGGCTATTGTGGTTCGCGCAGTGGCTGATTTTGCTGACATCACCACAGGGGGCAGACGGACCATTGAACCATGGCCTCCGGAACAAATAAGGGCAAAAATAACAACCACTATCGAAAGCTCACAAACTAACCGCAGCACGTTCCTGCATACGACGTGTCTGCGGCATAATCCCAATGATTACTCCCTGACAGGATTTGCAGGCCACTCAATATCAGGTGCAGTTGATGTATCAACACGATTCAACAATACCCGATATTTATTCCATGCCTCCAGCAACGATCTTTCTTCCTCCGTTGCGATTTCCAGATCTACAGCATCCTGCAGTGGCGCAATATACTCACTGAATTCCTGGATGTAGAACTGTGTGGTGACGGTCTTCCAGCCATTCGGCTCCTGCTGTATCGAAGCATACCAGGCTATTTCAATATCGCTATGCTGCGGCAGCATTTAACCCCTTGTAATTCATCGCCATAATTGATTTAATTCACAAATAAAACTATAACATGGTGAAATCAATGAAAAAAAACACAGATGATGGGGCTAAAATTTACACACCACTTACCCTAAAGCTTTATGACTGGTGGGTTTTGGGAGTATCAAATCGGCTTGCATGGGGATGTCCTACAAAGGAACACCTTCTTCCACACTTTCTGGAACATGTAGGTAACAACCATCTGGATATTGGTGTTGGAACTGGGTTTTACCTTACTCACGTACCTGAGAGTAGTCTGATATCTTTAATGGATTTGAACGAAGCTAGCCTGAACGCGGCATCTACAAGGGCTGGGGAATCAAAAATTAAACATAAAATTAGCCATGATGTTTTTGAACCTTATCCCGCGGCGTTACATGGTCAATTTGATTCCATTTCCATGTTTTACCTTCTTCACTGCCTGCCTGGAAATATATCTACAAAAAGCTGTGTAATACGCAATGCGGCGCAGGCCTTAACTGACGATGGAACTCTATACGGAGCCACAATTCTTGGCGATGGAGTTGTGCACAATAGCTTCGGTCAAAAACTGATGCGCATTTACAATCAGAAAGGCATCTTTTCAAACACAAAAGATTCCGAAGAAGGCTTAACACATATACTCTCAGAGCATTTCGAGAATGTTAAAACCAAGGTTCAAGGTACTGTAGTAATGTTTTCCGCTTCAGGGAAAAAATAGCATCCAACCGCAGCACGTTCTTGCTTAAGACGTGCTGCGGCATAATCCCAATGATTACTCCCTGACAGGGTTCGTAGGCCACTCAATATCAGGTGCAGTTGATGTATCAACACGGTTCAGCAACACCCGATACTTTTTCCAGGCTTCCAGCAATGAGGTTTCTTCCTCCGTTGCAATTTCCAGATCTGCAGCATCCTGAAGCGGCGCAATATGCTCACTGGCTACCTGCATCAGGTTGTTTTTTGTTTCTTCCGCCTCCCGGATCCGGAACAGTTTTTCTGCTTCTGCATCTTTCACCCAGGTTGTGCCGTTCCACTTCTGAAACTCCCCTTCCGGCGATAACCAGGTAACATTTTCCGGTAATAAGCCGAGTTCAGAAATAAATAACGCGTCGCCGGAAGCTACGTCATAAACCGTTTTACCCCGATGATCTTCAACGAGATGCCACGATGCCTCATCACTGTTGAAAACAGCCACAAAGCCAGCCGGAATATCTGGCGGTGCAATATCGGTACTGTTTGCTGGCAGACCTGTATGAGGCGGAATATATGCGTCACCTTCACCAATAAATTCATTAGTTCCGGCCAGCAGATTATAAATTTTTATGGTCCGTGCTTGTTCACTCATTCTGAATGCCATTATGCAAGCCTCACAATATAGTTAAATGCGATGTTTTTGACGGTGTTTTCCGCGTTACCAGCAGCGTTAACGGTGATGGTGTGTCCATGTGAACCAATCGCAACGGAGTGCGTATGTGCACCAATACCTACAGTATGTGCATGTGCGCCAGAACTTGCTGCAGTACCAGACAGCGAGTGGGTATGAGCACCTGCTGACTGTGTCTGAATACGTTGATAATACGATCTACGGGAAGAAGTCCCCGGGCTTACTTGATACTGTGAATCCTGGACATAAGTGAACCCACCGCCATCATAAAATGCTAACGCAGAACCGCCGCCTCCTGGCCAACGAATACCATTACCATGAGTATGATCACCGGCAGACCCCGTAGAGCCACTCAGACTGTGCGTATGCGCCCCGGTGTTATTCGTGGATTTAGTGCCGTAATCAAACGACGATGTGGTTTTCGTCCCCAAATCCGTACTGGATGCGCTGGCGCTGTGGGTGTGCGATTTAATGCCGTCCTGTTCCTGAGACAATACGGCTCGATCACTGGCGGGCTTGCCCTTAATCGTCCAGCCACGCATATCAGGGATCACGCCTGACGGATAAGCGGCTGCAAGTTTCGGGTATGCAGATTTGTCAAAAGTCTGCCCCTGCATCAGGGCATAGCCAGACGGAACGGTATCTGATGGCCACGGGATTGGTGCGCCAGGCGGATAAAACTGCTCTGATGGCGTATAGAGTGAATAAACTGTACCGTCCGTTAACCCTTCCGGCTTATTAGCAGAATATGCTGGTGACGTATGAATCGTCACGCTGGCATTACTGGTATAATCCCATTGAATATTTACACCAGTCGCATAATTTCCGATTGCAACGTAAATATCGTAAGTATCACCAGATGTATTGACCCAGGCAAAATTTGTAAACCCTGTCGATGTGCGCTGCCATAAAGCACCAGTAATCCCCTTCGGATTACCATTACCTGCACGCAAAACAAGTTCAGATATACCTGCCTGTTGAGGTGACCCCACGTTAAATCCCGCACCACCAATCAACGTAATTGAAACAACAGAACTCGCCTGTGGCATGGTTACCGTTGCTAATTTGAACCAACCAGCACCACCGCTGAATGACATTGTTGTTGAGTTAAGCGTACCAATATCTTTCGGCGTCAGTGTTATATCCGCTGAAAGCGCCTTACCATTCACCTTACGGGCAGAAGGTACCCGACCATTCGCATTATCATTAGCTGCTTTCACTGCTTTCGGTGTCGCGGCAAGCGTTTCAGATGCGCTGTTGGTTGCACTACTGAGCTGGACAATTCCTTTTTGTGCTGTCGTAGCGTCCTGAGCAGTATATTTCCCGTTAGCAAGGTCATAGGCTGCCTTTACCGACTTTGGCGTTGCCGCCAGCATTTCAGATGTGCTGTTGGTCGCGTTGCTAAGCTGAACTATCCCTTTCTGTGCTGTCGTTGCATCCTGTGCGGTGTATTTCCCGTTAGCCAGCTCATACGCGGCCTTAACGGCTTTTGGCGTTGCCGCCAGTGACTCGGAAGTGCTGTTAGTCGCACTGCTGAGCTGTACTATCCCCTTTTTCGTCGTGCTCGCATCCTCAAGCGCCACGGCGGATGCAATATCCTCTGCCCGTTTTGCCGCTGTCTCAGCGCGCGTTGCCGCGGATTCCGCCGTACTTTTGCTCTGAGCTGCCGCCGTCGCACTGCCAGCTGCCTCTGTCGCCTTCGTGGATGCCGTCGTGGCGCTGCCCTTTGCTGCTGACGCCTGTCTGGTCGCCTCATCTTTTGAAGCAGACGCAGATGATGCCGATGACGCCGCCGAACTGGCGGACGATGCGGCAGCCGTTTTTGAGGATTCTGCGCTGGTTTCCGACGCTTTCGCGTTCGTCTCGGATGTCTTCGCTGCGGAAGCAGACCTCGCTGCTGCGCTGGCCTGTACAGCGGCTTCGCCAGCCTTCGTTGTGGCTGTTGAAGCAGACGATGCAGCACTTTCTGCCGATTTTCCGGCGGCGGTGGCACTGGCTGAGGCCTGCCCGGCACTTGTTGACGCGGCACTGGCAGATAATGCAGCCGCTGTTTTTGAGTCTGCCGCAGCTGAGGCGCTCTGTCCCGCTGCCGTTTCAGAAGACCTGGCGTTCGTCTCGGACGTTTTTGCCGCCTTCGCAGAATTTGCTGCCGCCGTTGCCGAGGAAGCTGCGCTGCTGGCGCTCGAGGCTGCGTTCGTTTCTGATGATTTTGCCGCCTCTTTTGAAGCCGACGCATCCCGTGCTGAAGTGGCTGCTTCTGACGCTTTCGTGGTCGCGGTGGATGCAGAAGTGGCTGCTGATTGTTGTGACGCTGCCGCATTCGTTTCTGACGTTTTCGCGGCACTGGCACTGGTAGCTGCCGCGCTTTTTGAGGACTCTGCAGCGGCAGCACTTTTCGATGCTTCACTGGCCTTTGTTGATGCCGCTCCTGCGCTGGAAGACGCTGACTGAGCCGACGACGCGGCCTGTCCGGCTGACGTGCTGGCTGCGCGTGCTGAGCCTGCAGCATCAGTCGCATGGGTTGCCGCCTCACGGGCTGATGTGCGGGCATCGCTGGCTGACTTCTTCGCGGCTGCCGTGTTCTGTGCCACTGCGGACGCGTTACGCGCCACCTCTTCCACCATCAGTTCAAAACGGCGCAGTGCCTCTGGCCGGACATCATCCTCCGTCATTGCACCGAGGAAATCATTCAGTGTGCCCGGCTTTGAGTCCTCATATACGGTGATAATCCCGGCGTGTGACGGCGGGAATCCCTCCACCAACAGACTGACGCTGTACTGACCATACTCGACGTCCATTGTATAACGCCCGGCTTCATCCGGATTTTCTGAGGCCACTGTGTTCACCACCACCGTGGTGCTGTTGCGCCTGGCCTTTAGCTGAATGGTGCAGTTTTGTATCGGCTTACCTGCACCATCTTTCAGTACACCTGAAATCAGTACTGCCATATTCCCCCCACAAAAAAGCCCGCCTGAACCGGCGGGCTGTCATAACACTGTGTTACCTGGCTAATCAGAATTTATAGCCGACACCCACGATGAAACTGTTGGTACGCCAGTCACCACTGCCGGAGCCTTCATAAGCAATATCAATGGCCACGGATTCGGTCGGGTTAAACTGCACGCCAGCCCCCCACGCCAGAGACGTGTTGCTGTGGCGACCGTCATCACTTCCGGTCAGCACATCGTGCGTTTTCCCCTTGCTGTCAGTTACACGGAGATAATCCCCGGAAAAAGTCGACACACGACTGTAAGTCACACCCGCCATCGCATACGCGCTGAACCATTCATTCACGCGCACAGACGGCCCCGCCATCACGCTGAACCAGCGGTTACGCACGGAATCTTCATGCCAGCGGGTATCGCTGTAATGCGTTTTTTGCTCATCTTTGGCATTGGCATAACTGAATGACGTCACCAGCCCCAGCGTGTCCGTAAACTCATAACGGTATTTCACGTTAATCCCGTTCAGATCATCGCTGCCTGGCATATCAGTATGGGTCTGAAGATACCCGGCGCTTAGTGTGGACTGATGCTCTGCTGCGCTCGCTGGCATACCAGCGGCAACCAGCCAGACTACTGCGGACAGAATAACAGCACATAATTTACGCATAATTACCTCTCGCTTTTCTGCAATAAAAAAGGCGCCATTTCTGGCGCCCGTATCTGGGTTATAAAATTCAGCTAATCGTGATGCCTGCAGTGGCTTTCTTCATCACCACAACCAGCAAATCGCTGATACTTGCTGTGGGATACCAGTTATTTACCAGCCATGCTGACACCGAAAACTCCAGTGTCATGTGACCGTGACCGGCAGGCATATCAATAACACCACTGTAAATCAGCGTATTATCCAGCGCGGTACGGTTATAAATTTCAGCACCGTTTTTCCGCACTATCAGACGGCATGAGGAGTAAATATCAGTATGCTCTTTCTCATGTTTAGCGCCGCTGAATGCCACCGCCGGAATAACAATCTGCCGGTCAAACGGCTGATCGTCATAAACCCTGACGGTAATGGTTCCTGATGGCCACCGCTCCGGTGCACGGGAGTCCCGGGGGAAAGCTTTGCCCACTGTTTTAACGAGATCGCCTTCAATCTGGTTCGCGGACAATTTTCCCAGAACCCGACAGTTCTCGTTAATCGTGACGTTGTTGAGCGTCCCGGAGTTCGCATTCACGTTACCGCTGATATCGGCATTTTTCGCCGTCAGCCGCCCGTCCGGTGTCAGGGAAAATGCCGGAGGATTACCGCCGCTGGTAATGGTGGGAGCCGTCAGATATTTCAGGAACACTTCATTCATAAATATCTGATCGCCCTGACCAACAAACATCGGCTTTGTGTTGCCATTCGCAGGATTAATCATCGCAATCCTGTCTGCCGCCAGCAGCACCTGACTCTGCATTCCTGCTGGCGTATTCTCAATACCGGCACCGATACCCGCAATATAAAGGCGTCCGTCCTGCATCTGCTGCAGTTTCACGGCCCACATGCTGTTCAGGTTATTATTTGTATCAACCTGAACCTTCTGTATCTGCTGGATTGCCGCACTCTGGTCTTTCAGTTTCTTATTGACAGTCTGCGTGATTTCATTGCTGACATCCGTAATGGACGTCCTGATTTCAGCCAGGTCAGGCGCAAGCTGACCGTTATCAATCTGCGTCCACAGCTCCTGAGCCAGATGGGTTTTCCCTATCTCGCCTTTGAAAAAATCCAGATAACCGGATGCATCATCACTCGGCTGACCAACAGCCTCCACGAATGCCGATTTGCCAACGGTGTTCACACTGCGAACGTAAAAATAATAATCATGGCCCGGTTTGATATTGATACTGGCGGCTATCCAGTACAGCCCCGTGCCAAGATAGCGCGCTGTGGTTTCAACCTTCCTGATATCGGTAATCCGCTTTTCCGAAAACCAGAACTCAAACTGTACCGTCGGGTCATAAACGGCAAGATGCGGCGTGGCGGTTATCTGAAAATAGCCCGGCGTCAGCTCAATCCGCGACGGCGCTGCCGGTGCGGCAATCCGGAACGATACCGACGCCGGATCGCCCTGCTGTCCCCACGCATTTACCGCCCGGACCGTCAACATGTAACGCCCCAGCGCCAGCTGCCTGAAGCGGTATGTGGTTTCCGTCGTCCGGGCCGTGCTGACCAGCCGCTCACTGCCATCGTCCGCTGTCACGGTCAGGCGAAGCAGGAAGCTCACGCCCTTCACCACCTTCGGCGTGTCCCATTTCGCCTGCGCCAGATACTGGCCGTCAGCTGCGCTCACCTCCACCGTCAGGTGCTGCACTGCCGGTGGGATGACGCTGTTCAGGGAACCTGACTGCGGCTCAAAGCGGGCACCGTTATCCACGATGGCTTCTTTTTCCGGTACGTGCTGCACCGCCGTGATGGCAAAGGTGCCGTCCGTGTTTTCCCGGACGGAGACACAGCGGAACAGGCGACGGCGCAGTGACGGCAGGGAGAGTCCCCACACCCCGTATGTCTCCACACCATCAGGCAGGGTACTGACCTGTATCCGGTCCGGCGCGGGGTGTTCGGTGATGTCCACACTCACTGGCTTACCGCTGCCGTTAATCAGGTTCACCGTGGCGGCACCGGTCTCCGGAAGTGTCACTTCACGGTCCAGCGTCAGGGTGCGGGTGGCAGCATCAATGGACAGGACACGTCCGCCGGTCAGGGTCCCGGCATAGTCGTTATCACAGATTTCAATGATGTCACCGGGTGTGTGCCGCAGCCCCTGAGACCCGAGCGTGAAATCCACCGTCTGCGTTTCCAGCAGTTCGGTCTTTATCACCCACAGTCCGGCACGGTGGGCCTGACCGCGGCTGGTACAGCCGAACGCGTCCATCTTCAGCAGGTTGCGTCCGTAGCGCAGTATGGCTTCCGGGTCTTCCACCAGTTCCGTGGAGGTCTGCCAGCCGTTCTGCGGGTCGGTGTAATTCACCTCCACCGCCGTGTGCCGGTCCTTCAGGGCACTGAAGCTGTAGCGGAATCCCACGCCGTTATCATCCACCACCACATCGCTGTTGGTGTACGGCCACACCACATCCGACGGGCGGTCCTGAACGAACGTCAGCGTCTGACCGTTCCATACCGGCATACAGCGCATCGCAGAGCAGAAATCACTGAGAACGTCCCACGCCTTACGCTGTTGTGCCAGGTACGCATTAAAGGTCATCCGCGGCTCGGTCCCCCCGAAACCATCCGGGACCGTCTGATCGCAGTACTGCCCGATGGCATACAGCGCCCACTTGTCCACATCCGCCGCCCCCAGACGTTTTCCCATGCCGTAGCGCGGGTGAGTCAGCATGTCCCACAGGCACCAGGCCGGGTTGTTGCTGTATGCCGGTTTCAGACTGCCGTCCCAGATACCACTGTACGTGCGTTTTTCCGGGTCATAGTTTGACGGCACCTGGATGATACGACCGCGGATATGGTAGTTCACCGTCATCTGCTGGCCGCCGAACTGCTCCGCATCCACCTGCAGCCCCACAATGGCCGTGTTCGGGTAGCACTGTTTCACATCGATGATTTCGGTGTATGACGACCACAGCGTCTTATTCTGCAGCTGGTCCGTGGTGCTGTCCGCCGTCTCCCTGACCATCCGGATGTTAAAGGGCCGGGGAGGCAGATTATCCAGAATCACCGAGGCCAGGAACTGTGAGGTGGTCTTGCCGTTAATGGTGACGTCCTTTTCTGTCACCCAGTTACCGTTACGCTGTAACTGAATCAGCAGGCGGACGGTTGCCGGGTTACGGTCACCCTTTGAGGTGGTCTCCACCAGTGACTGCACCCCGAAGGTAACCCGCAGGCGGTCAATGTTCGCGGACGTAATGGTGCGCGTCACCGGTTTTGCCTTCGTCACTTCCACGCCCAGTCCGGTTTCAGCTCCGGAGGACTCAAAGCCTTCCGGTGGTGTCTGCTCCTGCTCCCCGGCACGCCAGACCGCGGTCACACCGTGTATCACGGGATTACCGTCCGTGTCCGTCAGCGGGGTTTTGTTCACCAGAATACTCTGCAGTCCCTTCACCGGACCTTCTATCGGTCCCTCACCAATCGCATCAATCACACTCATCATCTGCGTGGATTTGAGATTATCCTTCGCCTCACGAGGCGTGTGTGCCTTACCGCCACCTTTTCCCATACAGCCTTCCCCTGAATAAATTAACCGCCACTTGCCATTCCGTACAGAAGTCGGATATCCTTCGCCCGAAAAGCATGAAACACATTTCTGCCATGCTAAAGAGAAACCCCGGTATCAGCAGATACCGGGGTTTTCTTTCATGCCCACCGATAATCCTGTTGGTTAAAACCGGTAATGGCATAAAAATTCTGAATATCTTCACATTTTCACACACTGACTGTGGCGCGTATAATTTCTCTGCGTTAATTTTTTTGTCGTGATATAAGAATAATTCCTTACACTTAATCTTCGTAACTCTCCCGCAGTTCCTGTCCGCGATCACTGCGGGATTTTTTTATTCTTTTTACCCCTGCCGCCCGATAACCACGACCTTTCCGCCCCCGCCTTCATCACGGGTGCTGATGTCCTGGGATATACGGCGGGAGCCAACCAGCATTTCCCCGTAAGGCACCGGCATCGGGTTCCCCTGGGCAATCATGTTATCCAGCGAGGAAAAGTACGTGTTCTGTCTGCCGTTATCCGTTGCGCGGTAATCCGGTGTTTTTGCCTTCGGGGCCAGCATCTGGGCCACTCCGCCCAGTATCATGCTGGCACCCAGTGAAAACAGCATCGTGGTGGCAGAAAAACCACCGGCACTCAGGGCTGTACCCCATAACGCCATCGAGCCTCCGGCCGTGAAGAAAGAGCCCACGATGGCTGCCGCCCCCAGCACAATCTGCAGTCCACCCTTTCCGGCCCCGGCCAGTCGCGGCACAATGTGGATGACCGTTCCCTCACCCAGCTGTTCGTGAAGGCGGGCGTACACCACCTCCGGTGCCGTGTCTTCACCGGCAATACGTATCTGGTACCAGCCTTCGTTCATCTGACGGCGAAAGCCCGGCATCTGCATCGACAGGGCGCGAATGGCTTCCGCTGCCGTGTTCACATACAGGCTGAGGCGGCGGCCAAATCGTTGTAAATCCCCGTGAAGGCAGATGTGTGCCAGTGGCGGTGACGCCAGACAGAATGCGTTCGTCGTTGCCATTTTTCGGAATACCTCTCCCGTTTACTCAGTTGTTCAGGAATATGGTGAAGCAGTTCACCGTTGCCGCAGTAAATGGCGGCATGATTAGCCACCGATGCGCCGAAGCAGCACAGCAGGATATCGCCCGGCTGTGCAGAGGACAGGGGCACCCGGTAAAAGCCGGTGACTGCCATATTGTCCAGGTACAGGTTCTGGCCGTTGCGCCACCAGTCATCCTCGCGATGAAAATCCGGCATATCAATTCCCGCCAGATGGTATGCATCCCGGAACAGCGTGTAACAGTCCGTCACCCCGTGCTCAAAGCGCCGTCCTGTCAGATGTGGCACACAGCGGAATTTATGAATTTCCCCCCGGCAGACCAACCACCAGGGCAGTGCGCTTTTTATCTGCAGCCGCCGGTCAGCCTCGCTCAGCCAGGGCAGCTCACCGGGATGACTGTGGACCAGTGCCACAATCTCCCCCTGTATCTCTGCCCGCAGCCAGTCTTCCGGTGCGATACGAAAATACGCCTCCGGCTCTGCGGAAATATTCACACAAGGGATATACCGCTCCCCCTCCGGCGTGCTTATCACGAAGCCGCACGACTCCGCAGGCGCACACCGCCGGGCATGCGCCAGAATCGCTGATTCAGTCTGTGTCATAAACCGGGATTTACTGCGAAAGTTTATTAATGGAAAGGAAACCGCCAAAATTGCCGACATTCCTGCGCAGTTCACACCCGCGCATGCACTTGCTGCATCTGTCCTTACGGATATCCGTGGTGGGTTTATCGAACTCATCCGCCACAGCCCCGCCCGTGTAACCACACTCATCAGAGCGGTAGGTCCACATACAGGTGTTCGCCAGCATGATACGACCGGGAAACAGCGCCCCGTCCGTCTCGGTCGGTGTGGCCAGCACAAACGAGGCCGTCATGGCTGTCAGCTCCGACATCTGCTCCACCACCCAGCGGTCGCTCAGCTCCTGCTCCGGGTCCGCTTCCGGATTGCCCGCAACGAAATTCACCGCATCCAGAAAACGCGCATACACCCGACGGCGGACCACCGTGGCCCCCACCAGACTCTGCAGGTCTTCCGCCATCCCGGTGACCAGACCGAACAGATTGGACACCGTCAGCGACGGTCTGGCACTGCTGCCCCGGCCGTTCATCTCAAAGCCGCTGCCGTCAATCGGGTATGCCTCATACTTACGCCCCTGCCAGGTGACCGGCACCCCTTTTTCATTCAGCTCATTACAGAAAAAATACCGCTCACCACCCTGTACCGTCAGGTCGATTTCCCAGAGTACCACCCGCGGTGACTGCTCTGACTTAACCGACTCGTTCAGACTTTCTTCTCGAATATCCTGCATCAGTTCACCACCTGCTTAAACTCCGCGCTGAACTCAACGCGCAACATCCCGACCCGCGCAGACCACCCGGCACAGGTCACCTTTATCTGCCGGTATGCATAGGGTGGCTTCCACAAAAATGCCTTCCAGCCACCGTGCTCTGCCAGGAACGCTTCCAGATGCCGGGCCTCCTCCCGGGTCACGGAAAGCGTCACCCTGTATGTTTTCAGGTCAGCATTCAGCCCTGCCGCCATACGCTGTGAGTACCCGTCACCAAAACGCACTTCACGCACCGATGGCTGCGAGTTCACCTCCATATCCGGCTTCACTTTCCAGCGAAAGGTTTTCATCCACCGCTCCCTGATAACATACCGCCATCACGCAACTGCAGCCGGAGTTCATCCTGTGCCCCCTTGCGGGCCATCTCATACACCGCTTTCATCAGCTGCGGCCCTGCCCGCCCGTTGGGGCCGTCGTTCTGAATCACCACGTGATTGTTCTGATTAAAATTAATGCCTTCCGCCCGCCGCATCTGCGCCGGACTTCCGGCACCGCCGACATAACCACCTTCCGCATAGCCCCGCATCAGGCGGTACAGATTGCCGACACCAATCCGGCTGGTCGCCTCCTTCGTGAAGACAAACTCCCCGCGATGAACAATCCCCGCAGGTTCATATTTACCCCCCGTCCCCGTAAATCCCCCGGTCGCGAAATGGAAGTTCGCCGCCGCAGCCTGAATGGCTGTACCGCCTGACGCGGATGCGCCGCCACCAACAGCCCCGCCAATGGCGCTGCCGATACTCCCGACTATCCCCACCATCGCCTGCTTCAGAAAAATCTCTGTCAGCATGGACAGCACAGAACGGGTGAAACCACGCCAGTTCTGTTCGCTGCCGGTCAGCATCGCTGCCATATTCTGTGCAATACCGTCAAAGGTCTGCGTGGCCGCGTTTTTAACCTGCGAAAAACTGTCCGTCGCACTTTCCGCCCACTCGCCCCAGCCGGACTTCATCCCGGCCATCCAGCTTCCACGAAGCTGCTCCTCCGCAGACCAGGTGTTCTTCAGTGCAGATGTGGCCTTCGCCAGCGCAGCCGGATTATCACCGTACACCTCACGAAGGCGCTGCTCTTCCGACTCCCGCTGCGCCTGACGGTCGGTGAGTCCGCGGGCTTTTGCGCTGATTGCCGCCTGCTTCGCGCTCTGCTGCTGTTCAAACCGCGCCGCCTGCTGTGCCAGCTCATTCAGCCGTTTCTGGTGTTCAATCTTGTCGCCCAGCTCAGCCAGCTGGCGTTTGTACTCCAGCGTCTCTTTCTCATGGGCCAGCAGGGATTTTTCCTGCTCAGATAACTGCCGTTTCGTGGCGGCCTCTTTCAGGACCACATACTGATTTTCCGCTTCCCATAAATCCCGGCGCTGCTGGCTGATTTTCTCATTCACACCGCTGTGTTTTTCCAGCGTCCTGAGCTCGGTTTCAAGCGCCAGCAGGGCTGCATGCGCCTGGTCTTCCTGGCGCTCACCGGCAGACACCTTCACACCGGACGGCTTTTTCTGCGTCGACTCATAATCCTTTTTTGCCGACGCCATCAGCGTGTTGTAATCCGCCTGCAGGATTTTCCCGTCTTTCAGGGCCTTATTCAGCTCTTCCTGCCGGGCGGTATATTTCTCCAGTGGCGTCAGCAGGCGCTCATACGCCTTCTGCGCCTCTCCGGTATACTTCAGCTGTGACGACTCACGCTCAGCCCTGTCCCTTGCCGCCAGTTCACCGGCTTTTTCCATATCCGACTGCAGCGTTGCCGCTGCCAGACCCAGACGGGCATTTTCCCGGTCATCCCATGCGCCCTGAAGGTTGGCACGAAAAGAGGCGGTTTTTCCCCGGCGCTGGCTCCGGCTCTGGTACCACTGCCATTTTTTATCCGCCTCATCAAATGCCTTCTGCGCACTGGCGAGCATATCCGCTGAGGATTCCGGACGACCGATATCCAGAATGGCATCCCACATCGATTTGAATGCCTTCCCTGTTTTATCCGCCCAGGTCTCCAGTGTTCCCATGTTTTCTTTCAGGCGACGGGTCTGCTCATCAAAGCCTTTCGTGGCGATATCGTTCGCCGCCTGCAATGCACCGGCCTCGTCTCCGGAACGCTGCAGCTGTGCAACATACGCAATCTGCTCTGCCGTCACGTTACGGAACTGGCGCGCCATCGCCATCAGTCCCGACGTCGGGTCAGTGGTCAGCTTCCCGAAGGCTTCAGCGACTTTATCCACCTCCACACCGGATGCAGACGCAAAACGCGCGACACTCTGGTTGATGGCATCAAACTGTTCACCACCACGCACACCGGCATTCACCAGGGCTGCCAGTGACTCTCTCGCCTGGTTAAACGTCAGCCCTGCTGCCTGCCCGGCTCTTGAGAGAGTCAGCATACGATCGGCAGTCAGTCCGGACTGATTACCGGAAAGAACCAGGGTTTTATTAAACGCTGAAAGCGTGGAATCTCCCTGGTACCAGGCGTACACCAGCGCACCTGTCGCCACCGCCAGCGAGGTGACCCCGACCATCGGCAGGGTGATCGCACCGGCGAGCCCCCTGAACATGGGGATCATCCCGCCGAAGGAGTCCTTCACCTGACCGCCCTGTTGCAGCAGGATCAGCCAGGGATTCTGACCACCGGCAAGCTGCGTGGCGATATCCGTAAACTGTGCGGGCAGGGTTCGCATGGCCGCTTTATACTGCCCGACGGAAATCCCGGCTTTTTGTGCAGCCAGCGCCTGGCGGCTCAGGCCCTGTTCAACAGCACTGGCGGTTTTTCTGGCGTCGGTATCCAGACCTGAAAAATGACGCCTTACCCGGCTCATCTGCTCATCGAAACGGACAGCATCCAGACTCAGGTCAATAACAAGATCACCAACCGGCTGGGACATATCTCACACCTCCCGGAATCCCCGCTGAAGCCATCATTAATGCGGCTTCATCCACCATGACATCCGCCACATCCGCAGACGATAAAATATCGCGCCCTCCGTCCCCACCGAACCGGACGCCTCCGGCAAGTCCTGCCGCTTTCTGCATCAGCATTTTGTCCTCATCCGGCCTCTCCACCTGCTCTTCCTCATGCCGGGGGACAAGCAGACTGAAATCAGAGGGATGCATATCCGGATCGCAAAAAAACAGGCTGAGTACAGCGTACGTCAGCCCGGAAAAATGCATATCCAGCTGGGTATCCTGAAAATAATGCGTGCGGTAAAAACGGTGCCAGTCGGCATATTCGGTGGATGTCATCCCGGCAAGCATGGCGCGCCAGTCGGGTCTCCCCATCTCACGCGCCAGTCTGAGGGCAAAGTTCAGCTCGCCGTCGAAGACTTTCCCGCAGAAAAATCATCATCAGTCAGCGTGTTATTTTTCGCCACTTCAGTAATATCAGTATCCGGACGAACAGCTTCGATCATCCCGGACAGGCACAACACCACGTCTTCCGCCCGGGCAATGGCATCGGCAGGCCAGGTGGTGAGCACTTCCTGCTCTATCTTCATCACGGCCTCATTCATTGACGGTGACTGCGTTTTCTGTGGATGGTTATGCCACAGGGACATCGCCACCAGAAACGCGCCGGTTCTGACGAGATCTTCCACGCTTACCTGCAGGTTGCCGCTGGATTCTGCCTGTTCTGCACGCCGTTTCAGGAGGGCAAGATGCTCGATACGCTGCAGCGCAGACAATTCGGAAAGCGTGACAGACACACCGTTATATTCAAATTGTTCTGTTTTCAGAAACATGTATTACCTCCGTTTACCCTGCAGCGCCCGCTTCAGTAACGGTGACTTCAGCCACTGCGGCGAACTGACCATTTCCGCTCACCACAGGGATCTGCACCTTACCTGTCGCCACGCCGTTTACCGTAATTGTCATATCTTTCACACTAATGGTGGCTTTCGACGGATCGGCGGAAACCGCTCTGAACGTCTTGTCGGTTGCACTTTCCGGCTCAAAAGAAACCGTCAGGGTGGTTGTTTTCCCTTTTGCCACCGTACCGGATGTCGGCGTCACCTTAATCGCACTGACCGGCGTAATTTTGCTGCGTTCTTCCGCTACAGAAGGTTTACCCACGTTAGTGACTTTCACCGTGCGGGTGATCACTTCTTTCGCCGTCACGGCCTTACCGATACTGCTGACCCAGCCACGAAACACATCCACCGTGCCATTCGGAAAACGGATTTTATAGGCCCGGACATCGCCGCTTTCAAACCAGCCTATAAGCCCTTTCTGGCCTTCCTCTCCCGGTTTCCAGGCCAGCGTAAAACTGGTATCACCTGCAGATTTCTGCCCCTGCCCGGTCGCGGTCCAGTCCGCGTCTTCATCATCCAGGTAGTTATCATCGTAGGATTCTGCCGTCATCTCGCCCGGCGTCAGATCCTTCACCTTAGCCAGTCGCTGCCAGTCATCGTCTGACAACGGGTTTGCATAAGCATCACCCTTGCCGTTGTAAACCCACAGAGTGGTGCCGGCACCTTTTACCGGCTCAAGGGGATTTGGTGTTGCCATATCGTCCTCACATCTCGTATGTAATGGAATAAGTCAGATCTGCAGAACTCCATAACGCCATATCGTCATCACGACGATACTCATAGCCCTGCGTAACCATCGTGGTAATCAGTCCTGCCAGTGCCGGGATCGCGGTCATCGCCGGGTAAATCCGGCTTTCCATCCACTGATCAAGCTCTGAATCCGGTACCTGTGCCGGTAAAAACACCTCAATATGCAGCGTGGCCCGCCAGGTATCTGCATCCAGCTCTTCACCGGTATACTCTGCATCCGTCAGATAAACCGCGATCGCAGGAAAATCCTCTTCGTCAAAAACAACGGGGCGACCATCAAACAGCGTCGCCCCGTGTTCATGCTGCTCGAGTGCATCCAGCACTGCGGCACGAATGTCAGTGTGTTTCATCGTTTTATCGCAATCCTCAGTTGTTGTTTCAGCGCGTATGCCAGTTCTTTAGGCAGGCGTTCACGCCGGATACGGTCAACATTCTCATCAAATGCCTGTTTCAGTGGGGCCGCCATCGGGATTTTCACCACCTGAATGGGAAGGCGATTACGCTTTTTCCTTCCCTTGTCGTCATTGCCCTCCTCATATCTGGCCTGGGGAAGACGTTGCATAACATGCCAGCGCCCATTATTTAATCGCTGGATAAATGCCCGCTGATAACGATGCTGACCGGCTTTGAGTATGCTGTTCGGACGACGCCCCAGCATTCTGATCCCCAGCTTAATCACAGGGAGATCACCGCGGTTAACGATAATTCTGGCATTCGGATTTCTGACCGTCGCCCGTTTCAGTCTGGACCGTTCCTTTACCAGTTTCCGTCTCACCCTGGTTTCCCGGGCAACCTGTGACGAAGACTGATTAATCGCCGTTGTGGCCACGCGGTTAATGGTCATTGCAGAAGCAGCCGGAATGGCGTTTTTACGAACCCGGCTCAGATTGTCAATCGCCTGATCAAGCCCTTTTATCGCCATAATTCACCCTGCGTTTATCGTCGCCGGTTAACTGCGGGTGGTTGCCCACGGTTGAGCCAGAGATAACAGCTGCCCCCGTCATCCGGAGAAACACGATCCACCCAGAATGTCTCACCATTAATGGTCAGCGTGTCACCACGCCGCACGGCACGAACCGTATCCGTCCGCACAAATAATGACGGGCAGCTTCCTTCAATACGGACCCCGCCACCGGCAACCCCCAGCGACTCCGGATCGTCAAAAACCCCCTGAACTTCGCTGCCACACTGTGCCCCCGAGGTGAACTGCGCACAGAGTCCCATCACTTCAACGATCGTACTGTCTACCCCGGCGAGGGCAGCATCAAAGGCATTCTGAAAATCACGCATATTCAGCCGTTCCGTGCTGTATCATGGCCGTTGCCAGTGATGATGGCACCAGAACACGCATACCCCGTAACGCCAGCTCAACGGGACGACCTGTCTCCGGGCAATACCCCATTACTTGCAGGCACTTCCGTACCCGGACGGCTTTAACATCATCCGGAGCATCCGTGTTGTTCAACTGCTCACCATCGTCTGTGTGATTTTGATCAGCCCCGCTCTCATCAGAGTGCATAATGCCCTCCGGGGAAACAGCAAGCTCCTCTTCCCACTCAGACACACGTTGCGCAATATCCGCAGCACTCCCCGACATATCCGCCTCGCGCCCCAGCAGGCCAGCCAGTTGACGAAGACGATTCAGATTTTCTTCTTTTGTTGCCATCTCAGCCTCCTGTGAAAAAAGACACGGGGGCATTTCGCCCCCGCTCACGGATTATTTCACCTGCACCACCACAAACTCATCCGGATCCGGCAGCACCATCAGCGGTGCGGACTGCGTCATGGTGAATTCACGGGCCGGATCGCCCACAGTCAGCCAGTGTTTCGGATAACGGGAAGAGGCCACCACACCTTCGGACAACGCCTGCGCATCCTGAATGGCACCATAGCAACGAATGCCCTCTGCTGCCGTATTCCCCAGGACCAGTGTGCCCACCGGCAGATAACGTTTTTCGGTACCGTCGTCTGCCACATAAGACGTTTTCGCCACCACAATGGCCAGATCACCGTAATACCCTTTGAAAGACACCACCGCTCCCAGGTCTTTCACTGCCGTTTCGAGTTGTGAATTTGAGCCGCGACGGGTATCCAGTTTTTCGCGGAACAGCTTAAAGCCATTCAGCAGACGCCAGACCGTACCGTCCATAATGGCAATATTTACAAGACCGCTGGCCTGATCGCAGTAAAGGTCAATATCATGCGTCGGATCAAACGTATCACGGTCCTGCTCAGACCATTTTTTACCGTCGGCCTGCTCAATGTTATTTCCTTCAGAGCGTCCGAAATCCACCTCGACCGTGTCAAACTGTTCCCCTTCCATGGTGTATTTGCCATACAGCACGGCATTCACCGCCTGCATTTCTTCCACCTGGACAATGGCGTGCTCTTCCTGTTTGAGGTTATCGGTAATGATACGCAGACGACGGTAGGCCGGGTCGTTCAGCTGAGCCGGATCTTCACCAGGAAGGCGCTCAACCGCCTGCTGGTAATTAAATTCGTGTTTGGGCTTGACGTAGCCCGGACGTAACACGCGGGTTTCACCACCGCGATGGCGAAGCACTTTTCCTTCAACGATCGGGGAGACATAGGCCGCCACCGGCGTTTTTCCGGTAATTTTGTCCAGCATCACCTCTTCGGTGTGGAAATTCACCGTACGGCGGAAAAACAGCTCCAGAAACAGCGCACGGAATTTAACTTTTTGTTCGGTATAACCGAGTAACTGGCGGGTCGTAAACAATCCCATAAATCAGTTCCTTTCATTAAGAAATCAGTCAGGCCAACGCGGTGGCCTGATAACGTGTTACGGCAGCGCCGCGTGACTCAGGGCACTGCCGGTAAAGGCGTTGGCCTTTTTGTGTTCATCCACACTTTCAGGCCAGCGGATTGCCTCCGTCGCAAAGGTCCCCGACTTGTAATAGGTCAGCACCGCCTCTGTGCCTTCAAGCGGCAGTACCAGTATGCCAACCGCACTACCGGCTTTCTGTCCGTCCCAGACCACCAGTTTCCCGGTGGCCCCATCCAGCATCAGGGGTGTCAGTGCCGGTGTTGCCGAGGAAATCCCGCTGCTGCCTGTGGCGGTGTGAGCCGGATCATTACCGGCAAAAATACGTACTTCCGCACGCTGTTCAGTGATGGTTTTCGTCACCATATTGTTAAAACCTCGTATTGATGTTCAGCACTGACTTCATGGCATGGCCATGAGCATTTTCACGTCCGCATCACCGTCTTCTGACGCCTGTGACACGCCCCCCTGGACCGCAGCCGGTGAATGGTTCGCCATGAAATGTTCAAACAGGGCGGTTGTGGATGCAGAGACCGGTTCTGCCTTACCTGATCCCGCAGCCAGCACAGCCCGGGCGCTCTCCACGGTCATTCCCGGGCAGGCAGCCAGCTGTTCAGCCTGCGCCTCAGCCCCTTTTGCCTCATCCAGGGCCATGATCTGATCACGGAGTGATGGTCCGGCATTCGCCTGCGGTGAAGCAGCCAGGATCGGGCGGGCTTTTTCCACCGTCATCTCCGGCATCGCCGCCAGCGTTACTGCCAGTTGTTCACGACCGTTCGCTTCTTCACACGCCATAATGCGATCGGCTTCACTCTGCGCGGATGCCACCGGCTGCTGCGGTGCCGCCGCGGCCAGAATCGCCCGGGCCTGTTCAACGCTCATGCCCTGTTGCCCTGCCAGCATCGTGGCAAGCTGTTCACGTCCTTTCGCTTCCTGGCATGTCAGGATCCCCATCACTCGCTGGTTCTCCTGCACGGCGGCTTCCGTTGCAGTTAATTGCGGCATAGTGCCTCCTCTGACATTACTGTTCAGCGCCGTGGCCATCACACTGATGGCATCCGACGCATTGATTAATTCATCCGCCAGCCCGGCCTCAATGCCGGACTGACCTTCAAAAACGGCGGCCTCTGTTCCCGTGACCGCATCCACAGACAACCCGGTATACATCGCCACTTTTTCGGCAAACATCCGGTGCGCCGCATCAATCCGCTGCTGCATATCCTGGCGAACCTCTGCCGGCAACGCTTCAAACTGATTGCCATCCACCTTGTGCGCCCCGGCATAAATCAGCGTGATATCCACACCGGCCTGCGCCAGATGACCGGCATAGCTGACATGGCTCATCATCACGCCAATGGAGCCGATACGGGATGTCTGGGTAACCAGCCGTCGGGAGCAGGCCGACGCCAGCAGCATGGCTGCAGAACAGGCCGTGTCATTGCACAGTGCCCAGACCGGCTTCTGCTGACGGAGGCGGTAAATCATGTCAGCGCAGTCAAACGCGCCGGCGGCCTGCCCGCCCGGACTGTCAATGTCCAGCAGTATGCCCCGCACCTGGCTATCTGCCATTGCCTGCTGAAGACAGGCGACAATGCCGTCATAGCCAGTCATTCCGGAAAATGGCCGCATCCCCCCCAGCCGGTGCACCAGCGTGCCGCTCACCGGCAGTACCGCAATACCGTTCACCACCCGGTAAACACGGGCCGGTCGTTTACCTCCGGCCATGTACTCGTCCGTTTCAGCCAGCATTCCGGGAGCATCAAGCTGTACCTGCTGTTGTGGTACCGAAAGACTTGCTGCCCCCATCTCGCGCCCGAGCGCGCAAAAGAAAACCCGCGCATAGGCGGGCTCCAGAAGCAGCGGTTCATTGAATGCTGCGGCAATAATGTGTGAAAGATTACGTCTCACGTGGTGTTGTCTCCTCTTCCGGCCTGCGACTCTCCGCTATCTGCTGCTGATACGCCTGCGCTATCCACACCGGACGTGAGAGTCCGGCTTTTTCCCGCTCTGCAGATTCCCTGACCTGCTGGCGGAAAATGTCCTGATAATCCTCGCCCATCAGCGCCAGCTCTTTCTCATACGTGCTCAGTCCGGCCTCAATGCGCATCACTGATTCCTGAACCTCCTTGAGCCCGTCAATGGCCATTCTTCCGGCTCCAATCCACTCAGCCCGTGACCAGGCTGATCGCGCCTGATAAAAATCAAAACGTGCCCGTGGCGGACGAATAATCCCCCGAAGAAGTGCCTCTTCCAGCCAGCAGGAAAACATCTGCGTGGCCAGCCGGGACGCAATAAATTTTCGCCGCCCCATAAAATAGCGCCACGACTCATTGGCGGAGGCGCGGGCACTTGAATAACTGACCTTCGAGTAATCACGGGACAACTGTTCGTAGGAAACGCCAAGACCGGCGGCGATATACCGCAGCAGCGCCTGTTCAAGCGCCGAAAATCCATTGTCTGAATCCTGCGCGGTCTGAAGTTTCAGATCATCACCGGGGAAAAGGTGCGGAATTTTGACACCGCCCAGCGTCACGTGATTCGTGTCATACCAGGTGGAGAACTTATCCAGAATATTAATAAGCGGATTATCCTTCTGCCCCTGCGGCGCACCGGCGATATATTCAAAGGCCTTTTCGGTATCAAGTTCACTTTCAATCGTCGCTGCATACATCGCCTTCACTATGGCCGACTGAAGCTGTGTTGCCTGCAGGGAATCGAGCATCTTCAGCCGTTCCATGACGCTGTAAAACTGATTAGCCCCACGGGTCTGCCCGTCCTCCACCGGCTCGAAAATATGCAGCATGGCCGGACGCCCGGTGGGAAGTTCACGCGGGATCCGTTCCCATCGTCCACTACCAGAGAACGGAAAATCGTCCTCACAGATATGGTACGCGACGGCACGGCCATATCGATCGACCTCCACACCGGCCCGCAGAAAACGGTTCCCCATACCGTGTCCAGGCGTGTCCACCCGTTTCGGACTCACGGCTTTAAAACGCGTACGGAATAACTGCGTGGTTTCCGTATCCCAGACCGGCTGCACAAAGATTTCGCCGTTAAACGCATGAACGCCCACACCTTCACGGATAAATTCCGTGAACGTGCGTTTTACTTCCACGTCGATCTCACCAAACATCCCTTCGGCGTATTCCGACCAGGCCGCCTCCACCTCATCGACAAAGCTTTTTGCTGCGGTCTCCCGCATCCCCAGCCAGCGCCAGTTCGGACGGTAGCTGATCAGAAACATATGCCCGACAATGTGATCCTTATGCAGAGCCACCGCATTAGCCGCTATTCCGTTATTGCGCACCAGATCATCTGCCCGGGCATTCCCCAGACGCAACGCGGGTAGCAGGGCCGCATCGGCACTCTGCGCCGGTGGCAACCACTCCGCCATTTGCCCGCCAAATCCTGCGCCGCCCCCGTTGTAGCTGAGACTCTCACGAAGCGGAACGCCGTTCACATCAATCAGGACAGGCGTTCGTTTCATAACCTCACTCCCAGCGGACGACGGCGACGTCGGGTTGTCCCCAGTACCGACTCCGCATCATTGATCGCCCGGTTAAGCTCATCCAGAGAAGCCGCCGTATATTCAATTCTGCGACCATCTTTCTGGACAGACACCACCCGTTTACCGGTTAATAAATCAAGGCGCGCCTGACGCAGCGCCTGCAGTTCAGCGACTGTAACCATTCACTCCTCCGGACAGCTTCGCTGCCAGTTCTTTAAGGGTTGGCCGGGTCGTCTCTTCTTCCCGGGATTTTGCCAGTACAGCCAGATCAAGCTGCCAGCGTTGCACGGACACACGTAATGCCGCATAGGCATACACCAGGCAGTCCAGCGCTTCGTTACGCCGCTTTTTGTTATCCCACAGCAGACGCATCTTTCCTTTTTCCCACTTCTCCACAAGCTCTTCCGCGACCAGTTGCTGCGCCTCTGTCTGCGAAAAAATCTCCGGATCATCAGGAAAATGGATGGCATACGACGTGGCTTCATCCGCAGGAGTGGGATCGGCTTTCATACGGGCATAGAGAATTTCTTTTGCGGTGTCCGTCCCCACTTCACACAGATACACGCCCCGCTGATTGCGGTTTTCGGCATGGTGATCACCGGCTTGCCATAGACAGATGCGCCTTTTACCGGCAGCACCCGGAAAACACCGTGTTTTTTTGACCTCTGATAGACAATTTCACCATCGATCCCCCCGGTGTCCCAGCAGACACGGGAAATGGTCATTTCGGTTCCGTCTGCATGGCAGTATTTTTTGTTGATCGCCGCATCCACACGTAACAGCGTCTCTTCCTCATCGGGACGGCCCATAATGATGATTTTATCCACCAGAAAAGCTTCCTCTCCCGGTGCCCATCCCCAGACATACATCTCAAAACGGTTTCGCTGCGAGTCAATGCCCGCCGTCAGATAAACCACCCGGGCTGGCACCGCCGCCGTGTAATGCACGACCTTATCCATCAGTACCTGGTGATCGAGTTTTTCGCCCACGGCCTCTTCCCAGGTCTCGCCCAGCGTGGTGTTCACAAAGGTTTTCAGGCCGTTGGGATCTTTCAGTGCATCCAGCCAGTCATAGACTATCTGTACCCAGGTGGTGAACGGACTGTACGCCGTCCAGATATGGAACGTGATGGAGCGCGGCGGCGGAATTTCATTATCCGCGGCGCTGAAAAACGTCAGACCGTCACGGGTCCACATCCCCGTGTTTTCACAGATCCACCGCCCGTTGCTCTGGTCAAGCTCAGACTGATGGATCACGCAGCCATGATGTTCACAGAGGTAGAAAACGCTTTCGGGGCTGTCCTTCTCCCATTTAAGGCCAAAAGGCGTGGATTCATCGCCAAATTTCAGATACTGCTCCTCCCCACAGTGTGGGCAGGGCACATAAAAACGCATGAAATGCGCCGACTCGTTGGCCGCTTTTTCGATCTGGCAGGTGCCTTTGATTTTAGGCGTCGAGCCGCGAATGGATTTGGGCCATACAGAGCCCTCAATACGTTTATCCCCAAGCAGGGTTGGCGAACCCTCTTTTTCGACATCCGGTTCGAACGAGGAAAGTTCGTCATAGCAGACCACGTCCACGGATTTTTCACGGTAGTTTTTAGCGGCAGCCCCGCCCAGGCACCAGAAGCCCACGCCCGATGAAAAACGTTTCAGCGTGAGGGTATTATCACGATGTTTACGCCCAAACCACGGTGCAAGATCGAGTAAAACCGGCACATCCCTGATCGTGGGTTCCACATGAGATTTCATAAAATCTTCAGCAGCAGAATCCGTGGGCTGGAAAAGAAGGCTGTTGCGTGATTTATGCTCAATAAAATAAGCCTCCACTCCCAGCAACATCTTTGTATAACCAACACGGGCAGATTTAATCAGATTAACAGTGCGGATCCGGTCATTCCCCATGCTGTTCATGATGGCAACCTGAAACGGCAGTGTTTCCCACCGCCCCGGGGTGTAAGATGACTCTTTCGGAAGGTAATAATGTCGATCTGCCCACTGAACTGTCGTCAGAGGGACAGGAATTTTTAGCGCAAGGAGGCCGGTTGCTATCGCTCCTGCAGAATTAGCCGCCCTCAGTTCGTCTGAAATCATCAATCCACCTGCGCACATTCTCACCGGCTTCAGAAGCCACATCGGATGCTTTCGCGATTTCAGTTTTCACAGCATCAAGATGTACGGGTGATATATCAGGGTATTTACGCTGCAGTGTCTGAGGGACACGGACAAGGATCCCTGATATATTCTGTGCCACTCGCTGAAAGATGTAGGTAAATAACTCCGTCTCGAGGACAAGGCCTTCCTCACGAGCATTTTTCAGCTCCTGTGCATCGGCCTGTGCCTTCGTCAGTCGGTAACGTTCGTAATCAATGGTGCCGGGCTGAAGGTCTGATTCGCTGGCAGCCCTCAAATCCTCGATCTCTTTACGGAGTTTTTCGTTTTCAATATCAGCTTCCCTCTGCGCATACCACTGAATGGCAGCAGTTGTATCAAAAACTGATTCAGTCCCTTTCCCTCCACCAGAAACTAGTGGTAACCCCTGACTCTGCCAGGCGGTGATGGTCCTGACATCAACGCCAAAAATATCGGCCAGTTTTTTCTTATTGACGTTCATACACTCCCCCGGGAACCAGAAAGGATCTGAAAATGGCGTTTTCTAACAAAAACAGCCTTTGTCAGATCCTTTTATATTTTTAAAATTCTATTGATAATCAATCAGTTAAAAAGAAGAAGAACGGATCTGATTTTTCCCTAAAAATTTTCATAAATAGCGAAAACCCGCGAGGTCGCCGCCCCGTAACCGGTCGGATCGCCGGAAAGGACCCACGAAATGATAATGATTATCATCTATATAAGGTTTATCACAACATGTGTGTACGCCATCAAACCACGAGAAATAATCAATTATGACGCAGGTATCGTATTAATTGATCTGCGTCAAATTAACGTAAAAGCAACTTCAGATAATACAAATCAGCAACACTGAATATGGGGAAACATTATGTCATCAAAGAACAGAACCCGCAGAACAACAACCCGCAACATCCGATTTCCAAACCAGATGATTGAACAAATTAACATCGCTCTTGATCTGAAAGGTTCAGGAAACTTTTCAGCGTGGGTTATTGAAGCCTGCAGAAGAAGGCTGTCAACAGAGAGTTCGGGTATGAATTACATAATTAAGTAACATGGTGTTCACAGAACACGCAGTTACCGGACACATCAGTTTTCCATTCGCTCCCCGGCAGTACAGGCTTCCCCTCTGACGGGATAGCCTGAAAAAATAACACAGAAAATTATTTGTTATAATTAATATAACTTACTCAAAAAAAAGCGACGAGAAAATCAGCATCAACGAACAATAAGCGCCAATACGTGATAACAAATGGCAGCCATATTTATCTGCAGTATAAGCAATGGACAGGATAACCACACCAGAAACCGTCAGCATAAAATCCATTTGAACTTCCCCGGACAAAATCGACTCATCTAAAGATTTACAGCTCTTTTTATTATCAATATGTTAAAAGTAAAATAAACAGATGTTCAATAACACGAATACAAAAACGTGCTGAAATTCAATGAATCCATTTCTGTGTCATCAATTAATAGTGATAAACATCCGGCTTCTTCCACCATCGCACCGGACAGGCGACTATGAGGGGACAACGCCGCGCTCCGTTAACGCGGTAAACCCCGGTGTGTATCGTTTTTGATTATCCCCGCACACTCGCGCAGAGGAGTCTCCCTGTCGGGCTGCGGTCTCTGTTAATGAGGGAATACAGCGACGATACGGCGCATCAACAAAACTTATTTCAGGCACTGAGTGCGGATATAGTCCTGTGCCCCTTCCAGTTGCTTGTGCATCGTCATCAGCCGCTCTCTGAGGGTGAAATAATCCCGTGTAACGGTGTCTGCCAGTTGGGGGCCGGTTGCATTATCCACGCCGGAGGTGGTGGGGGCTTCATGCACGGAGCCTGGACAGGTGGCGTTGATCCGCAGGCGCTTACGACCAGCGGCAACATCAGCGCGCAGAGTTTCATTTTCAGCTCTCGCATCGGATAATTCCCTCGAGTATTTTGCATCGAGCGCAGCAACATCGCGCTGGCGCACCTGCATATCAGTAATGGTTGCGTTCGCCAGCTTCAGTTCACTGGCTTTGTTATCGCGCTGCGCTTTGTAGGTAATCGCGTTATCACGGTAATGGTCTGTTGCCATCCACAGCGCACCACAGGCCACCAGCAGAATAACGATAAACGCGGAAAGCATTCGGTTTATGTTCACCCCAGCAACCCCGACGAAGACAACATCATCCAGGCCATGGAAAGAAAAAGAGCAACCAGCATTAGTGAAAATGAAATGCCGACAATTACACAGAGGATCTTCGCCAGCGTTATGAGTTTGTCTGACATGCTTAATCCTCCCTTCACGATTTCAACGCAATGACCAGTTTTGCCAGCCCATACAGCATCGGGGACACAGCAACACCGACCGCCACCCACTTAATGGCAAAAGCCAGTGCTCTGCTGATGTCATCAGTTACAGGCGCTTTCAGTTCAAGGCCATTTTTCATAGTCAACCTCAACAGAATTCGTTTATACTTCGCCATGTTCTCCCTTGCCTTACTCAAGGTCAGAAACACAAAACCCCGCTTGGTGCCAACAAACGGGGTTTTTACTTTTATTCACTTACGTTTCGCCAGTTCGCAGGATTTCGTGTTATCCGCCCGCGTGGCCATACCTTATTTTTCAGCAAAATATTCTGCTTATCTGTCGATTCCCCAGCACGCCAGCGCGCTCTCCTGGTCACGACGGGATACCTGACCATAACAGTTATTTGAGCGGATACGGCAGTCTCTGCCACCGTCCTTAATCCACCAGCGAATCGCCTCACACGCTCCCCTGCGATCACCTGCATTAATTCGTTTATAAAACGTCGACGGAAAACACTTACCGGGGCCAATGTTGTACGGACAGAATGACGCGATCCCCGCTTTCTGGGGTTCACTCAATGGCACTCTGATGTTTTTCTCCACCCATGCCAGCGCCTTATCACGCTCAATGGCGTTAACCCGGTCGCATTTTTCCTTCGACAACTTCATGCCCGGAACGACAGGTTTGCCATCCACCAGGATGGCACCGCGGCAGATGGTCCAGATACCCGCGCCATCACGGTATGCCGTGGTGTGGTTACCTTCCTTTTCATCCAGAAACTGGTCGAGAATGTCAGGCGCAGGCGCACCAGCGGCAATCAGCGCCAGAACGGCAGCCGACAGGCCGTATCTGATTTTTGTGTTCATGGATATTTATCAGGATTTATCGGTTTCTGAGCCCTGGATATGTTTATCAGTTCCAGCCTGTTGCCTCAGGCTGCTAACAGGTCAATACAATCATGAGGATTATTTATGGACAATAACACCATTTCTCTACAGGAGTTGCTCGACAGCATTTCCAGGCTTCGGGAAGACGTGAATACCCTTACCGTCGCCTTCTCATATCTGGCATTCTCAATTCCAAGGGAACAGATGCAATCAACGCTGGCATCAATCCAGTTTGAATCATGCAATCCCAAATGGTCTCAGGAACAACAAGACTCTTTCAGGCGGCTTGCTGTATTACTGGATGAAAAATATGCTGGTGAAATTACCATTTCGGCGGACTCTTCAGAGAACCCGTAATTATTCCCGGTAGTTTTCCTCTGTAGGTTATCAACACATCCTGCGCCTCTAAAATTACGGGGCGCTTTTCCGGCGACTGCTCATCCCCTTCACATAACCCGGCAGCAACATCCAGGAAGACCTGTCTGATGCTCCTTCTGGCTGCTGCCTCATAAAACTCCAGCGCGGCACCTTCAACACGGTCCAGCGAGATGTCCAGGTCAAAAATTTCACCGTCAAAGCGTTTTTTGTCCCGTAACGCTAAAGTTACCGTAACTTTATTCTCAAAATTGCGGATCCCTTTCACAATCAGTTTATAGTTTTGAGTCATTGAATTACTCTCCCCGTGCAGCCTTACGACGGTCCTCTCTGATTTTGAAATACAGGTTAGTCAGATATGTCAGCAGCCCAAACAGCAGACTCCCCAGCACGCCTATTGCCGCCCACTGAGACGGGGAAACCCTGTCCAGCAACTGCAGGAACCAGTAGCCCGTTCCCACCGCTGACGTGGTGTATGACACACCTGTTGTGATTTTTTCCATCTGGTACATACCCCGTCTCCCGTTATCCGGAAGCTGACAACAATAAAAAAAGCCACCAGTTAAGTACTGATGGCTCTGATAACTCATGCAGGCATCTCAGACGACCCACTGACACTACCGGTGAGTTTAACGATACCTTCCATTTGGCTGGCTCACTTTTTATGATGATGCCGGTGCATTTATCTCCAGCACCAGACTTTCTATCTCAACGCCATACGCTGCATTTTTGGTAATATCCGTCAGCGTCAGCGCATTCAGCCCCAGTGTCAGACTGTCTTTTATGACCTGGAATGCCGGGCCAGCCACTCCATTCAGTTTCGGAGTAACCGTGGCACTGCCGGCGGTGAACACCAGCTCCAGCGTCTGCCAGTCGTTACTGTAATTCCCGAACTCGCCCAACTTTGTGTTTCCGGCTTTCTTGTGATGCATCAGATTCAGTTTGCCGTCTGTGGTCTGGGTGAAGAACGACATCAGGAACGGGTTACCAGTCCCGGTCATCGCCACGACGTCAGGTAACGCTACATCGGTATACAGATAAATTCCCAGACCGAACTGGTTGTTGGTCAGTGCGCCTGACAGTCGAAACTTACAGCTCAGTCTGCCACCCCGTGTCAGCAGGGAGACTGCGTCATCCACCGGATGCATCAGGGACCAGGTTTTATTGCTCTGCTTGGTAACCTTAAACACACCATCTTCCAGCGCAACACTGCCGCCGGTGATGGTCCAGCCCTGCGCAGCAGCCTCTCCGGCTGTCGGCAGCAGGGAGACTGTACGAACGGATGTGTCACCATCAGACGGCCCCGATGGCGTGTCGCCGCCGGGCGAGGGTTTAATCTCCGGTGCGGTACCGCTGATGAAGGCGCTGGTTCGACCAACTGCGTTCAGAATAGCGGTTGCCAGGCGATCCGAAATAATGCCCCTGCGCGCCCATGAACTGAAATGTGTCGGACGATTTGACGATACCCAATTACCATTACTACGGGATTGCGCGCCGTAATAACCTGCATCAGCAATATCCGGGTCTTCTGCCGGTAAGTTGGTGGGCGTGTTGTTGCCGTTACCGTCGGTCATGAACGGCACAAAGAAAACGTTGTCGCTCTCCCTGTTTTTGTACGCGCCGTAGACGGAGTCATACTGTGTGCCGTATGTGTTTTTCCAGTAATACGTCGTGTCGCCACAAATCCACGGTACAACTGCAGCACTGCCGCCATGGCACTGCGCGTTAAATCCGGAAAGGTCAGTACGGAACTGCTTCAGCATGGCCGTGAACAGGTCCGGTTGCTGTGCGTAGGTGGCAGCGCTCATGTCAAATTCGCCCTGCATCCAGCACACCGCCAGCAACACATTTTTCGGGTTCTTCTGTAATGCAGCTTTAGTGCGCGCAATCAGGTCCTGATATAACGGTTTACCCACACCCCAGCGCGCCGAATCCTGGCTGGCCCCCGTGGTCGTACTGAATGTTCCCTCCGCGCCCTGAGTGAATGCCGAACCACCACGACAGCATGGTACCAGCAGGATCCCCGCGTTATTCGGGATATACGGGAGCAGTTTTTTGGCAATATGTAAGCCCTGGCCGACACAGCCGTACTGCCCTTTGCTCAGGTCTGCCTTCGGATGATTCAGTGCGCTCATATCCTGAACATCATGCAGGCAGTGGTCTGCCGGAATGATGTCGTTAAATGCGCATGCTTTACCACCGGGAGTCACTGTGTTGCGACGGGCCAGTTGCTTAATGCGTGGGTGGGGCGCATCGTAAGAATCCGGCAGCGGCATTCCATCACCATATGACATGGCATTGGATTGACCAGCAAGTACCACCACGTAATACCACTCCGGCACGCTGCCGTGCTGGGGGGAATCAGGTGAGATGTCTGTAGTGCCATCGGCCACCATTGCCTGCATTAGATACCACGGGGTGCCGGGTTCGTAGGCAACCCGCGTCTCCCCCTGAAGATGCCACCCTTTCGCAAGATGTTCATTCACCTTTTGAGTCAGTTCAGCCTGTGTCATGGCTGTAATCAGTGCAAAGTTCTTACTGGTCATTGTGTTACTCCCGTCTGGTGTGTCAGTTCGGCTATTCTCTTATCCAGTTCAGCAATGGCCCGTTTATCCGCGTTACAGGTTTCCAGTGCATCCAGAAGGCGGTCGCCCCATATTCCGAGGTTTCCCCATGTGGGTGGGTCAGGGAAGGGGGGAGGCGTTACCGGCATGGTCAGCGTCTGCGGTATAAGCCGGACTGACGGCGCTGGCCCTGGCGCGTTCTGCGTGCCTGCGCAACCTGTCAGTAAAACGAGCGTCAGGCAAAGCGTGGGCGCATTCATCTTTTGCAATATCGTTGCGTAGCTGTTCACGTCTTACCTCTCCGTCCTGATTGCGTTGCTGATTTTCCGCGCGGAGCTGAGCCAGCACCTGCTGCATATCCTGTACCCCGGCGCTGATGATATTCAGTGTGTCGACGGTACTTTTCAGGGTGCTGGCCTGCGCTTCGTTTCTGGCGTTCTCCCGGCCCAGCGACCACGACAGACGCATGGATGTAATCAGAAGGAAAGCGACGCCAAGCGTGGGCCAGAGCTTCATGCCGGATAGGCTCCGTGTGGTAACTGAAAATGCGGTCCGTCTTTCAGGGTCTTCCAGTCGCCGCCCCATTCCACCGGAATATTCAGTTCCTGGCTGGCCTGTCTGAATGCGGCTGCGATTTTTTCGTACAGCGGCCATTCCCATGACACCTGGTTGCCGACATAAGCCACAACATCCACGGCATGCCCTGTGAGATGGCGACTGTTCATGGTCTGGCTCTTGCCTGTGGTCACGAGCTGCTTCTGACGATAACGACTGCGCAATCCTTCGGTGATACCAAAATCCACTTCCGAGATTTCCAGCGCCCGTCGGGTCACTTTCACCAGATCAGGATTTACACCCTGCAAATTCTTTTCGCTTCGGCTGCTGAATTTAAATGTGTTGCTCATTCGTTCCTCTCCTTCACCCTGCGATCAAATATTGCAATAACCTTGTCGCGTGCTTTCTCTGCGCCCATAAAACCGATTGAGGCACCAAAAAACGTCACTGCATCCTCAGGGATCCCGAAGAAGCGCAGCGACCCGGCCACGGCCATGGCAAGAACGCCGCACGCCAGCGATCCCGTTACGGTCTGAACCAGTGTTCGTCCGTCATAAAGACTCATCAGCGCGGAAATGCTGACAGCCGCGCCTACTGCATACACCGTTGGCAGGTGGTCAAAGAGCCACGCAATAACCTGCTCTGTGATCCCTGTTTGAATGGTGCTCACTGCTACTCCCCCCACAACTGAATCATTTCTCGTTTCTTCTTCTCCGGCTCCGGCATCTCCACTTCCTGCCCGGCGTCCAGAAATACCTGCTGACAGAGTCCGGGGTTAGCATCCAGCACCTTTTCGGTGACGCCCTGCGTCGTGCCGTAGTACCGGAAACAGAGCGAATCCACGGTGTCGCCTTCCAGTGCCTTCACTTTCATCAGCACAACTCCGCAAAGATTCGCGGGCGGCACAGAATGTCAGAGATGGCCCAGCTCACATCACGCCACAAATCCGATGTCTGTATATCCAGAGCATCCGCCCGGCGGTCGCCCTTGTCCGTTGTGTCTGCATCACGATAACGCTCCAGAATCAGGGCGCGTGTGGCGGTATAAACAGCATTGCGCCAGTGCCAGAGATTGACGCTTTCTCCGTTAATTACGGGTGCCGGAACATCGGCCAGCGTCTGATGGCCAGCCGCCTGCTGTTCCTGCTGCCACGCTTCCAGCTCGCGGGTAACGTGTGCCACGGCCCCGGTGGCGGTATGCAGCAGGCGGGAGGTGGTCACACGGCCCGGCAGTCGTACCGCCAGACGCAGCTCACGCAGCACAATATCCGGCCAGAATGCACCCGCTGAAATACGGGTATCACCATCATCGGTATCGGTGATGTCGTCCTCTGCGGGTCCGGGGTTGGTTCTGGCAACCATACTCATGGGGTTCACTCCTGAAAAAATCGGGCGGTGGGTGCGCGGTGTAAACGGTCACGGAGTCAAACCGGAACACCGCGCACGCCGCCCGCTGACGGGGTCAGTCGTTAACCGCGCTTTGCCTTCTGCGTCGCGGTGGTTTTTCGTGTTGCAGGCTTCCGCGTTGTCTTTTTACTTTTGCTGCTTTCGTCCTGCGCCTGCGGTGTGCTGGCATCTTCTGGTGCGGCTGTGGAATCGGCTTTTTTCAGGGCGCGGGAAAGGGTTGCAATCTCGCGTTTCACACCTGCGTTCGGGTTCAGGTGCATTGCTTCGCGTAGCAGCTTCAGTGATGAGGCCATGCTGTCCGCATCGGTCAGGCCACGGCGGGCAAAGGCGCACGCTTTGCATAATTTGGCGCGCACTTCGTCCGGCATGTCCTGGTCGGTGACAATCTCCCAAAGTGTGTCCAGTGGTTCGATAAAGGCGGACAAATCCGCGTCGGCATCCGTCCCGGCCTGCGTCAGTACCGGATTACAGATTTCTTCGGTCAGTACCGTGGCAGCAGTACGGCCAAAGTTATCCGGCATGATGAGGTTGTGATGGACCACATACGCGCCGATACGCAGCGCAAGCGGAAGATCGCCACAGTCAATCGCCCACACCATCAGCGTGGCAATCACTTCATCCTGCTGCCCGCCGTCAGCTTCCAGCGTTCCCTCAATCCAGCCGGAAAAATCCGGCAACAACTCTTTTTTGATGGCGGCTTTCGCGCTTCTGGCCTGTACGCCCTTAAGCCGGGCCTGTGCCAGACGCAGACGATACAGCACCTCTTCATGCGCGGTACGCGCGGCGTGGTCCACGCCTTCATTCGCCCGGCCTGCGCGCTGTGCCATCACGTTCAGCCAGTGTTGCTGTGCAGGAGTAATCATTTGTTCTCTCCGTTACAGGCGGGCATGATGCCCGCCGTGAGTTGATTAGCTGTCGGCGAACTTCAGGCCAGTGACCATCGCGCACTTGCCATAGTCTTCAACGACATAAGCGTCATTGATGGACTGGTAGGTGGCGATGCGGTTGTATTCCGGCTCGTCTTTCATCAGGCGACGCATTGAACCTTTCTGCCAGTAAATCGACAGGTTGTTGAACGAGGTGATCAGCATCGTTGCATCCGGGAAGAACGGCGCAAGGAACACGCCCAGCCCGCCAATGGTGCGCGATGACAGGATGAGCTGCCCGGCAAGTAATTCCGCATTGGGATTCTGGCCGCTGATGCTGTTCAGCACGGGCAGACGCAGCGAGTTAAACAGGTTGCGCCCCATAATCACCGCGAGGTCGTCAGCTTCCTTGTGCCATTCATCCAGCAGGGATGAGCGCGCATCCTGTACCAGAGCATCGGCATTCGCATACTTACCCGCGTGCGCCACAGTGTTGTCCATGTTGCGGGAGGTCAGCGTCACGTCATTCATTACGCGCTCGCTGGCATCGGTTCTGATGTGCTCCAGCCAGCCCACGTTAACGTCCTGAAGCAGCTTGTTGGTGTGAAAATCAGACTCGTAGGCGTGGGATGTGCCGTTAAAGCCAATCATGATGCGATCAAGCGCTACCTGCCGGGCGATCTGTGTACTGATACGGGACTGAAAATCGCTGTGGGCCGCCCAGGTATCAAGCTGTGGGTACGAAATAAAGGTATCGTAGTTCACCTGTTCGCACTGGTACTGACGAGACTTCATATCGATCACGTTATTCGGGTTACGGCGTTTGATGCCGTCATAACTGCTATTCGTGCGCGCAATTGGCCCGGTGGTGTCCAGGAGGATTTTTTCGCCTTTCTGGTCGGTCACGCCGATCACGTTAATTCTTTTCGTAAATTCGGTACTTTCCTTTGAGGCGTTTTCAAAACGCTGCTGCACCGCGGGTTCCACGGTAAATCGCGATACCAGTGCAGATACCGGGATATTGTTAAGCGACGCCTGCTGCGCCATATAGCAACCCAGCTTGTTGCGGGTAATATCTGACATCACCAGATTCATAAAAAATTTGCTCCTTTGTCTTATCAGAAGTCAGCCAGCTGGTCGGAGGCTGCGCCCGTTGCGGTGAAGCGGTTCTGCGGATCGCCGTCCTGCGTGTGCAGTTTTTCCTTCAATGCTGTCAGCTCTGTGGTCAGTGACGTGATTTTCTGGCGGTCCTGCTGATGGCGGGTTTCCAGCACATTAAAACGGTCGATAATGTCGGCCTGTGACGTTGCAACGCCTTCCACCGCTTCCTGAATTCGGGAGAAACTGGCGTCATCCGCTTTGCGGCCACGACCAATAATCCCCATTACGCGGTTAAACCACTGGGTGCCTTCTTCCTGGCGTTGTTCTGCCATTTCGATGATTTCAGACTCGATGGCTTCGGAGATAAGCGGTGCTTCACCCTGGATACTGTTGAACGTCATCACCGCCTGACGTTGCTGTGCCGTGAATTTCAGGCGCTCAGTGCCCAGGCTTGCCGGGGTGTCGGTCATCGCCAGCCCGACCAGATAGGCGCGCCCGTTAACGGAGAACTGCGGGTGCAGTTCGATACTGGAATAGATTTTCTTGCCGTCAGCGACAAGCTGCTTCATGCGCTCGGTCGGTTCGATTTCTGCATACAGCGCAGTACGTCCGGCCAGCGGGCCTTCCGTAATATCTTCCGTACTCAGCGCGGTGACATCGCCCATTGCGGAAAATTCGCTTGACGGGCATGGCGAGAGATAGTGCTCAACGTTCACGCGGGCAGCGTAAACATCCGGGTTGAAGTTCTCGGCGGCTTCACGCAGATGTACCTGGCTGATTTCGCGGCCATCAACAGTTGATCCGGAGACAGCCACGCGAAACTTTTTGCGGGATGTCTTTTTTTCATTAGCCATAGTTTTTGCCCCTCTGACTGGTTCTTCAGTCATGATGGCAAAGCGTAACAGGCTGATACAAAGGGCTTTTGTTGTAAGAAAACGGCCAGAACAGGGGGTTAAGGAGAACGGTTTCGCGCGCGGGTAATCTTCCTGTAATTACTCAGGGGGAGCAATGATTCAGGACGCTTTTGTGCGCCAGCGTGCGCGGCAACTTTACTGGCAGGGTTATCCGCCCGCAGAAATATCACGTCTGATGGGAATAAACCCGAACACGATTTATGCGTGGAAAAAACGCGACCAGTGGGATGAAACGCCACCCGTGCAGCGTGTCACGCAGTCCATCGATGCGCGCCTCATCCAGCTTACTGAAAAACAGAATAAAACAGGCGGTGACTTTAAGGAAATAGACCTGCTGACCCGGCAGCTTAAAAAAATGCATGATGGCCAGCCGGATGCGACGGCCACAGGAAAGAAAGGTCGGGCGAAAAAACTCAAAAATCATTTCACGCCGGAACAGATTGCCGCACTGCGGGAAAAAATCATCAGCAGGCTGGAGTGGCATCAGCGGGGCTGGTTTGACTCCCTGACCCTTTGCAGGGAAGCCGGGATACGTAACAGGATGATCCTGAAATCCCGACAGATTGGCGCGACCTGGTATTTTGCACAGGAAGCACTGCTGATGGCGCTGCGTGACGATGTGGCGCAACCTTACCAGCGTAACCAGATTTTTTTGTCTGCGTCGCGTCGTCAGGCGTTCCAGTTTAAAAGCATTATTCAGAAGGCCGCGGCTGAAGTTGATGTGGAGCTGAAAGGGGGCGATAAAATCATCCTCTCCAACGGCGCAGAGCTGCATTTTCTCGGCACTTCTGCTGCGTCGGCGCAGTCCTATACGGGCAATTTTTATTTTGATGAATTTTTCTGGGTCAGTCGCTTTGCTGAACTGCGCAAGGTGGCTGGCGCTATGGCAACCCTCAGCGGATTGCGGCGCACCTACTTCTCCACGCCATCCACCGAAACGCACGAAGCATACGCCTACTGGAACGGCGACCGCTGGAACGAGAAAAAGGCCACGCATAAACGCCAGCGTTTTTCTGTGGACTGGAAAACGCTGCATAACGGGCTTATCTGCCCTGACCGGACGTGGCGGCAAATTGTCACGCTGGAAGATGTGGTTAATCACGGCTGGAAACACACCGATATCGACGAAATTCGTGATGAAAACACCGAAGACGAGTTCCTCAATCTCTATATGTGTGAGTTTGTCCGCGAAGGGGAATCGGCATTTAACCTGAATATCCTGATTGGCTGCGGTGTTGACGGATACGACGACTGGAAAGACTGGAAACCTTTTGCTCCCCGCCCGATGGGGAATCGTCCGGTATGGATTGGGTATGACGCAAACGGCAGCAGTGGCAACGGCGACAGCGGCGCTGTATCCGTGGTGGTTCCTCCGGCTGTTCCTGGTGGCCGTTTTCGAACGGTGGAGACGCGACGCGTTCAGGGGCTGGAGTTTGAAGAACAGGCCAGAGTCATTGAAGAGTTCACGTGTCGCTACAACGTGGAACACATCGGCATTGATGTGACGGGCGGGAACGGGGAGGCTGTTTATCAGATAGTGAAACGGTTTTTCCCTGCCGCTATTCCGTACACCTTCACGCTGTCATCAAAACGGTCGCTGGTACTGAAAATGCTGCAAATAATGCGTGCCGGGCGGTGGGAATACGATCGCGCCGAACGCGAGCTGGTCGCGGCCTTTAACGCCGTGCGTAAGGTGAAAACACCGGGCGGCTTTATCACTTACGAAACGGACCGTGCGAGGGGGATCAGCCACGGCGACCTTGCGTGGGCAACCATGCTTGCTGTCATTAACGAACCGATTGGCGGCGAAGGAGAAAACGAGCGTTTCACGGTTATGGAGTTCTGATGAGCAGAAAAAATAAAAAAGTGCGCATGAGTTCACGCATTGATCTCGCTGATGCGCTCAGGAAAGAATCATCGCTCAGTGCATTCACATTTGATGGTCCTTATCGCCTGACCGGGCATGACCTGCTGGACAATATGTACTGTGCTGATAACGGGCGGTGGTATGAAACCCCGGTGGACTGGTACGGTCTGGCAAGAGCTGCCCGGCAAACGTCCTGGCATCAGTCTGCGCTTTACTTTAAGCGCAATGTATTACTCGGTTGCTACATCCCGCACCCGTTGCTTTCCCGGCAGGATTTCTCGGCGCTGGCGCTGGACTGGTTTGTGTTCGGTAACGCATTCCTTGAGCTTCGAAGCAATATGCTCGGCGAACCGCTTAAATTACGGCACGCCCTGGCGAAATACATGCGACGCGGAAGCGATCTTGAATCATGGTGGTATGTGCAGGATGGCAAGGACGCGTTTCAGTTTCGCCCTGGCAAAGTGTGCCACCTGATGAATCCTGACATTAACCAGGAAATCTACGGCATGCCGGAATATCTCGGCGCATTACTCTCGGCCAGCCTGTCTCATTCGGCGGACATGTTCAGAAAACTGTATTACGACAATGGATCCCACGCCGGGTGCATCATCTACATCGGTGCAGCGCAGGTAAACCGCGAAAGCATGGACTCCCTGAAAGAAACGCTACAGGGGGCACGTGGTGGTGGTGCGTTTAAAAACGTGCTCATTCATGCGCCTAACGGGGGCAAAGAGGGGGTGCAAATTTTGCCGTTCCAGCAGATCACCGCAAAGGATGAGTTCATGAATGTTAAGGCGGCATCCCGTGATGATGTGCTGGCTGCGCACCGCGTTCCGCCGCAACTGATGGGGGCGATGCCGGGCGAAAAAAGTGCGTTTGGTGATGTGGAGAAGGCCGCGCGGGTTTACGCAATTAACGAGCTGATGCCCGTCATGGAGGCCATGAAGCACATCAATGACTGGCTTGGCGAAGAGGTGATCCGCTTTAACCCTTACGCACTGTTAGACACCCTGCCCACATCCTGACGCGCTTCGCTTGTCTGCTGCTTCGCCGGGGCATAAAAAATTTATGCCCCGACTCTCCAGCTCCTGTATCAGTCAGATAATTTCACGATGCTTTCCTGCTGATTGCCATCATTGACAGTCAGACTCTTACACAATCCCACCGCGTTGACTGCATGTTCTCGCCGCCTCAGTGCGATTTTGACGGCCTTATCTTCCACTCCATCAAATCAAAAGCCCTCACGTCGTTTTCACGCTCAGCGTGAGAAATACAGCCATTCTGTTGTGTCGCTGCGACATCGTTCAGGGGATGCTATTTACCCCCTGAAACGCGGGCTGTTCCCCCGTCACCTGCGCGCAGAAAAAGCGCGTTTTTTTGTGCACGCACGGATCCTTGACGGATCCAGCCGCCATGCGGGCCGGAAGGGTAAAAAGTCGTTCAAAAAAATTGTGCAAATTTGTGCACTTTTGTGCAAACAAAAAGCGCCCCTGAGGCGCTTTAGTGTTTTATAGGTTGTGTATATTTGCTGGGTCCTTATCCTGCTGTGCTTTCAACTGATGAGGGGAACAAAATCTTTTCATCAAACCCTGCATTCATATCATGGACAGCAACACACCAATCCATTGACGAACGATTATCAAGAGCCTCCATGATTTCATCCATGCGGCGTAGGTCATACAGGTAAATGCTTTTATCGCCAATGGTGTAAAAACCAATTTTTTTCGGTGATGGACAGCGATCAAGAACGTCCTGTAATTCGTTCAACCATGCCCGTTCTTTTTTTGTCAAAGTTGCCATATCACTCTCCTTTGATGCGAATACCAGTGGTACTCATTATCCTGATTTCCCAGAGCACACGAGGAACACCACCGTTTCCGACTGGATCGCGTTTACTCCGCAGGGCGACGCTTGATTCCGCCCAGCTTTTTCTTGGAGGAAGCGCTTTCACACGAACAAAACCAGCTGCGCGAAGAGATGCTCCTGATTCATCTGCCCGGGTGTACGTAATACAACGTTGATAACCCATAGCTTTTGCTGCCCGCCAGACAGCACCATAAAGCGCGCTGTTAGCGTTGCGTTCTCCTGTGGTACATGTGCGATTTACTTCAAGCGTTAATCCATCATCCAAATGTCGTGCAACAGGTCGACCGGCTGTCGCCACACCTATCAATTCTCCGGCATCATTTCTCAGACCAATGCTGAATTTATGCCCCACCGGGGGTTTATTGTGTCGGTGATGTCTGGATATAAACGCCTTCGCAACACGAAGAGTAACCGGTGAAATTTGCATTCTCACTCTCCTTTGATGCCAATGTTTACAGACTGGCAAGCCTCTTTGAGCACCCAGTCAACAGCGTCTTTCCATGCTCCGGTTTCGACTGGCGGATTCTCACGCTTTACCTGTTCATAGAAACGCACCGCTCTAACCAGTCCATCTGACGGTTTTGCCTGTAGTGCAGCCTGAGCTATGCGGTATGCCTGGAGCATACGGGCGTCGTTGGCTTTTTTGCGGTTGATGTTGGCTATGTCCGGCTGTGCGTTTGTGTCGAAATACTCGCTCAGTGGCAGGGTGACAACCACATCCACCTCCTGTGGCGTGATGCCTGATTTGACCAGCGCGTGATGAATGGCAATGACATTCACATCGCTGTACTGGTATTGCGTGTCAGTCGTCTGGACAAAGCGATCGCTGACCGGATCAAAACCATAGCGCACGCCATCAAGCATGTAGTTCGCGGGCTGCGTGCCACCGAACGGCGCAGACCATTCCGACTTGAAGCTGTTCGGGCTGATGGCGTTGCGGCGTTCGCCGTTCTCAGTCCATGCCAGCTTGGTGTTGGTGGAGCCGTCATCGATACAAATTTTCATGTCGCTTTTCCTTATGTTGATTAATTAATCGTTTACGGGATTCTGAAATCCCGTTTTTGCCTGTTTTATGCGCGCTTCATATATCGCGGCGCGTTTTTTGCTCATTTACGGGATTTGTGAATCCCGTTTCTGTCTGTTTTTTGTTTCCACTGGTCAGGCCACCCCGCAGCAGGTCTGCTTTGCGGCGGGCGCGTTCAGTGGTTTCACTGATTCTCTGTGCGTGCTCTGCGTCGCGGATGGCGCGCAGCATGTCAGAAAGCACGGTAACGGGTGTTTTCATGGTGTTCTGGTCTTGCTGAAGTGTGGATGCCAGGCGTGCGGCGGCTTCGGGGTCTGATGCCCTCAGCTGTTCCAGATAGCTGGCGACCGGGTTATGGCGGATCTCCGTACTGCTTACGCCGTGGTTACGGCTCAGGCGCTGCCAGAGCTGCGTGATCCGGCTGTCCGGTCGGGTATCCGGTTTGCGTACAATTTCAAATCCCTGCGGTGCAATGATGCTGCCGTCAACGTACAGACTGCCGCCCCGTAACAGGTGCTGCATCTGCTGTTCACCGATATGCAGGCCGAGAGATTCGGCAGATTCCCGCCATTCTTTAGCGAGTAATTCGTGGTTATCAGGCAAAGGCCGCTGCTGTTTGCGGCTCTGTGTCCAGCTCTGCATTTCATCACTGCTGTTTTTTGCCTGTTTGTCACGAAGCGAACGCATCAGCGCCCGGCGTTCGTGCCGTTTCAGTGAGCGCATCCATTCGTTCACGTCAACGCCGTCAGGAAGCTGCGGCCACGGTGCTGGCCGTTCTTCCGGCTGTTCTGTCCCGTTGTTGTCCGTTTCCTGTACACGGGGACAGTTATTGCCACGAGTCCAAGGGGCGGCAGGGCCGCCCTGAAGGTCAAAACCATTTTCGTGGGCGTTGTCTTCTGGTTCTGGTTTACGTCTTACCAACTTCCAGTTATCCGGATGCGTGCACACACGGGAGGATTCCCCGATGAGTGGTGACCAGATCCCGTAAATCTGTACGCTCTGTTCGCCGTAATCGTTCAGCTCATCTGCGAGGTCGTAGGCGGTGCGAATCAGGTAGTCCTTGCGTGGAACAAGCGCGCCACCCTGTTTTTCAATGTAGGTGGCAAAACACCCGGCATCGGCGGCAGCGAGTACCGCATCCATTGCATCATCTTTCAGCCGTTGCGGGCCTTCCGGATTGCGTGCCATCTGGCTGGCAAGGCGGCGCAGTTCACGCCACACCTGACGGGAGGGGATGCCAAAGAACTGGAACTGACGGACCCGGTGAAGGCGCGCCCAGCCGATGGCGCGCTCCACGCTCTCGGCCATTGATTTTCCGGTTTCGTGGTCAACGCGTGGCTTGCCCGTTTTCGGGTCGATGCCATCCACGGCGCGGCTGTCCAGGTTCTTTCCGATGTAGGTGGCGATGTAGCTGGTTGGTGTGCCTTTTGAGCCGTCGACATACTCCGCCTTAAAACGCGGAGTTATGTCATCGCCCAGCTCGTGGCGGTCCTCCTGAATGGCAATATCGCAGACGTGGGACACGATGGTTTCAATCTCGTCCGGATGTGCAAAGACCATCATATGCCAGTGCACAGTGCCGTCATGGTGAGGCTCCACCGTGCGGATGCCATACCAGCGCAGGCCGTCGCGGTTCAGTTTTTTGCGGACCGCCGCAAAAAACGTGTTAACCAGGTAATCGCTAGAGTCGCGCATGGTGGCCCCGTTCCATTTGGGGTTCGGATGACCGTTCTCCGTTGTTGCGTGGTATTTTGACGGGCAGGTAACGGTCAGAAACACCGCTCTGTCGCTACGGGCTTCGGCCAGAAGTTCCAGTCCCTTCATGGTGGCCATCATTTCTGCCTTACGGTGAACCGGGTTACTTACTCCCGCGTAATACACTGTCTCGAGATCAATCGTGAACCCGTCTTCATTTTCCAGCATGAAACTTTTCAGGAAATCGCGTGTTTTCTCGCGCTGTGCGCGAAACTCGCTTAACGCGTCCTGGCTCAGATAGGGCGATGTTTTTCTGGAAACCAGACAGGCGGCGCGGAGTTGTTCTTCCCGCCACTCGCAACGTAACAGCCACAGTTTGCGTTTCCACCATTCCGCACAGGTCAGGCGAAGGATTGCGCCCGGCAGCAGTTCTGTGTCCGGTTCGTTCCTCCGGTCTTTGTCTGTTGTCAGTGCGTCATAATGCGGAGGCATGGCGTGCAAGTGTAACGCCATGCGGGCTAGCATCTGATACGCCTTCAGCGTTACATCCATGGTCAGCTCGCCATCAGTCGCGCCAAAACCATCGCAGAGTTTTTCGAAGGTGCTGCTGAACATCGCCGCCGTCATGGTGGCCAGCGTCTGTATCTGGTGTTTGTTGAGTTGCGGCAGGTAAAGCAAATCGTCCAGGCGTTCGCGTCCGGCAAGGGACCGATAACCCGGTGTCAGCCAACGGCTGTCGGTGCGGTCCAGACGTACGAATATTTTGCGCAGGGTTCCGCGCGCGTAGCGTTCAGCCTGCCAGCTCTTTTTGCCTTTCTGGCGATCGGCTTCCTGTTTTTTGCGCAGGAAGGAGAGGTGGCGAATAAGCGGATCGCGCAGATAGGACGGCAGCAGGCGCAGCGAGGCCATGGCTTCATCCACCGCGCCGCGTGCCTGTTTTCTGGCGTCTCCTGCCAGTGTGATGGTTTTGTCCTGTTTTTCCTGTGCGTCCAGGTTTTTATTAATCAGGTTGCCCAGCGGCGTTGCGGAGAACGCCGCATCAGCCATTTCCTGGCGGCGCTCGTTCTCTGCCCGGTAGGCATCCAGCCAGGAGGAAAGCGCGGATTCAGGTGCGGGGATCCCCGTTCCTTCACGCCCCACTGCGTGGCGCGGTTGTTGCCAGTCCCTGATGTACTCTGCCGTCATAGTGATTTACTTCGTCATGCCATTCAGGGTGTCGCGGCAGACTGTAGCCAGCCGCTGAATTTCCAGCACGGTGTCTTCTGTGTCGGCATGGCGATGTGTGATGCGGATGCTGTCGGCAATCACATCGACGATTGCAGAGGATGGGCGCTGGTAAATGCCAATAACGGACGGGGTGCCACCTTCAATGCGGTAAAGCCTGTAATTTCCCTCGTGGCTGTCAATCATGTAGCGACCATCAATAACAATCTTTCCGTCAGCGAGCTGCGGTACAGGCAGGGATTTCAGGTACATGTCATAACGATCACGCACGCGAGCGGCAAGATCACGTTCTGTGTTGAGCAGGTATTCAAGAAAGTCGTTGGCGAGAATCATTGCGGCAATCCTCTTGTTACAGATGTGCGAAGGCCTCCCGCCGCAAGGTGCAGGAAAGGCCCGGAACAGGAATTAATGGAGTTTGTTTTGCTGCTGGAAGAGTTGTTGCAGCTCGCGCAGATCATCCGCCAGATAGCTGAAAACAGAGGCGGAATAGATGTTCGATAGCGCGTGGCTGCGCTCATGCAGCATATTGATGTGCATGATTTGCGCGACGCGTGATGCGCGGAAAAGTCTACGGTTGATTTCAGTCTGGATGTGACGACGCTCCGCGATAGCGCGGCGCTGTTTGCGGTTTGCCATGGTGTGGCCCCTTGTGTAGTAAGTTGTGAAAACTCACCATCCAGAGCTGCGAAACTGTGGGTGGCGAGACGTACGAGGTTCGCAGTACCGGCTACACAAGAACCCGGCCCGACCGAAGTCGGCCCCGTACGCCCCGCCATAATTCTGACGCGAAAAAAACGTGGCAATACAGTACGCACAAAAAAACCGCTGGCGCGGTTGTGCGCTTGTGTAGTCAGCAGGCTGCGAAACCCGGCACCCGTTTTGTGAGGTGCAGCGGAAATGTAACCTGACTGATTGCGGCATGGCAAGCGGTTTTTTTGTGAGAACGGCATACTAAAAAATCCTGATACTGCTCCGGCCAGCGGTTTTCACTGGCCGGGTTTAATTACTTCACCGGAACAAACGGAACAGCGGTGTTACTGGTCATGTATTGCGGTAGCGTGCCGTTCCATTTGTTAATCGCTTCCAGCTCCATAACGCCGGGATTCTGGCGCAGAGCTTCGCCGCGTAAACGAATGGCGTCGGCTTCAGCCTGGGCTTTTGTGCGAATGGCATCGGCTTGTCCGGCAGCTTCTGCGCGCAGCATGTTGGCTTCAGCTTCGCGTTGCTTGACTTCCTGTTCACGTTGCAGGGTTTTCTGGTTTGCCGTGACTTTGGCGTTAATGCTGTCGATAACGGTTGGCGGATATTCCGGTTTACCGACATAAGAGAGGCTCATGACCTGAATACCGATGGGGGTCATTTCTGCCTGAATATCTTTAAGTGCTGAATCCAGCAGTTCAGACTTACCACCGTCGATAAACTTATCGGTGGTCATTTTGCTGGCCAGTCGGTTGAGTGCATCGGCGATCTTCTGGCGCAGGTCAGTGTCGGTAATGTCGTCCACGCCTTTGCGGTAGGTCTGAAACACCGTGGTAACTTTGGATGGATCAACTTTGTAGGCCACGCCGATGTGATAGCCGATGGTTGTGCCGTCACTCATCTGAAAGCTGAACGGCTCATCGTAGGTCTTCATTTGTTTGAAGGTCGGGAAGATGTAAACCTCGGTATTCCAGCCAGTCCAGTAGCGACCAACGCCAACCACTTCGCCAACGCCTTTGTCGTCGCCCAGCTTGTTGACTTTGATGCCCATATTACCTGGCTCAACGCGATCGCAGCCAACCAGCAGGATGGCGGCAAAAAGCGGGAGAATCTGAAAGAGTCTGAATTTCTTCATTGTTTAATTTCCTTGATGTACTTACTGAAAAGGCGAACAACGCCTGCCGGGTACAGCATGGCAATGAAAATGCCCAGCAATACCAGGAAGGAGCTGTCTGATGAAATCATTCGGGGGAGTACCCCTACATACAGAATGAGAGAGACGAGGACGCATACCAGCGCCCATGCATATGCACGAAACCATGTCTTGTTGTTCATGTTGCGGCCCTTACTGGTTAAGGAAAAAATCGAAAACCTTGTCAATGCGTTGCAGCAGCTCTTGCTGTATTGCTTCCGGCGTTTCCGGTTCGCCTGGCGCCTCCAACGTCGCGCAGAAATCAGCGATTTCATGATGGAGTGTCAGGCGAATGGCAGGGGCCGTGGTTCTGGCGTGCTCCAACTCATCCAGCAGTGCCAACACCACTGACGGTTGTAAGCTCACGCGAGATGGTAGTGATTCATGGGGGGGTATTCTTTGCACGGCAGTCGCCAGTTCGCGTAGTTCCTGGTGGTTGATGATGCTCATGCTCTGGCTTCCTTCAGTAACTGGTTAAACATATTGGTAAGTGGATTGCCGCACCCGAACGGCATCGGGTTTACCTGGTAAGAGAAGCGACCACCTGTTTTGCGCTCTTTTCTTATGACTGAACCGCTACGCCAGAGTCGGCGTAACTCCGCATTAATAGCTGTGGTTGGGGTATTCAGTGCTGCGGCGATTTCTCCACCGCTACACCCCGGATTGGCGGCGATATAGTCCAGAATGGTCATCTGCATGACTCCTGTACCTGTCGGATAAGGTTCACCCGCACCACGTTGGTGGCGCAGAAGTAAGTGCCGTCAGTGAGGTAGATGTGGTGTGCATCCTTTTCTGAACGGTGTTTGTCGATTGTGGTAATCAGGCGTTCGTCGACTTCGTATTCACGTCCTCTGGAGGTAAAACGAACGACAGGAAAGTGCTTAATTGCCATTGCGCCCACTGTTCTGTTTCTGGCGACGGATGCGGGATAGCTGGATTTCCAGCTCTTCAATGTGGTCGTGCAACTCGTCTATTTCGGCGAAAAGCGAATCAAGGGTTGATGAGAGTTCCGTTAACAGGGCCTTTGCCGCCAGTGCAACAGTAAACGTGCCGATGTCGCGTTCCGGGTCAATTTCACTAACAAGTGTTCTGGTTAGTTCAAGAGCGACGGGGAGCGCCTCTTCCAGTTTGCAATCCTGGAGATGAGCAAGAATAGTTAATGCGTCGCATTGAATTTTGTCTTCTTTATTTTGTTTCATCGTTGCCGCCTTATTTGAATGTACAAAGCCCTCCGCGAGTGCGGATTGTTTTCATGTTTTCTTATTTAATCGTGTGTTTTATTTGTGCTGTTATTCTTCAGTGAAAAAACGCTCAATCTTTTTTACTGAATGAATAATTCGCACAATGCCAATTGCGCAGACCACTGAAATAATCAGAACAATCCATGACATAAATATACTCATGCGATATTCCCCAGCTTATACGGTTCAATATGTTCTCCGCATTCTGCGGCACAGATCAGCTCGGAAAGTTCGTTAAGTGCATCCAGATCATCAGCGTAAAAAGCCACGTCATACAGACTCCGGATTGCCCTGGTCAATGAGTCACGGGCTGCACGTTCAGCATGAACGCCTGATGCGCTTAAGCGAAAATAAAAACGCTCAAGTGCTTTGTTGATGAGTGTTTTATATTCTTTGTCCATTGCAACACCCTTTAATCTGCTTTCTGGATTTCAGCTTCTGAATCCATGCAAATAATTTCGATATAGGGTTCATTGCCATTAACCTGACGTGCCTTTTCAGCTTCGCTAATGATTTCGCGTACAGTCTGGTACGGAAGTTCTACGGTCAGGCGCGTGCCGTTCAGATAAACGTAAGTAGCTGCATTTTTTTCGGATGGAACAACTCCGTCAATGGCTGATGCGCGTAATAACAGTTCACCGCGAAAATCAACAAAACGGATAAATACACCTTGTGCATGCTCTTTGGTCATAAAGCACCTGTTATAAATCAGCCTGTTTAATAAAACTTTGCCCACGAAGCAGACGATCAACCGTGCGAAGTGCTTCGTACAATGTGAAATCCTGCCCGAAGTGATTGTCGCCGCAGTTCAATGCAAAAATGCGGCTTCCGGTAAACGGATTGCGTTGGCATTTGTGGACCACGATTCCAGCTTTCTCAATCAACCAAGTGTGCTCGCCGATTTGTTTTACGGGATGTCCATCAGGTGTGGCGTGTGTTTCGCTCAGGCTGTAGCGAGAGTTGCTACGTGATGCACTGGTAGCGAAACGGTTAGCATGGCGTTCCGCACCGTTGCGGAAGCGCTGCTGTGAAGAATTGCGCTGTAGTTTCATATTAAAACTCTGTACCTTCGGTAAGGTGTACTCGTGTCACCTTGTATTGATTTGTGGTATTTTTTTTGTGTGTCTAGGACTTGGACTGGCCGGTTCAGGTCCTGGCTTATGTTTAATTAAATTGTTAAGAGGTTTTCATGTCAGAAGATAAAAAAGTTGTTAATTTGTTGAGTGAACTTAGTGCTGCTCTGGATAACATTAACCCTCCCAGGGTAAAAACGACGGGTGATAAAGACGCATTAAACACAGAGATTCATATATTACTGGCGTTAGTAACTGACAAAATTCAGCGTAAATACCCACCTGTCACACAACTGGTTGATTTTTAATTTGATTTATGCTGGGCTGCTCCCGGCATCTTCTAGCTGCCATAATGTCTCGTCACCTGATAGAGCAAAACGAAATGAGTGAAGTATATCCTCCCGAGAGAAGCTCACGGCTACAGCTGCGGGAAAGTCAAATATAATCCCACCTTCATTTTTAAAACGATTACGCAATTGATAGGCTATCGGTTTGATTTGTGCAGGAAGAGTATCTATATCTCTTCCATTGACAACAGAATCTTTGTTTTCAAGTACTGATTTAGCGATTAGATATAGATGCCAGTAACTGGTTACAATTGTTACTCCTGTGATGTGTCGTAAATTAATTGCAATTCGTCCGTTATTATGTTTTTCCGCAAGGTATTTCAGGTTATCAATTAATGCTTGGTCATTTTTTGAAATAGTTATTGTGAAATCTGACGTGTTTGTTTTCATACGATTAGTTGCCTCTGTTGTTTCTGAGTTGGTCCAGTTTTGAGCTTCTGCCTGTATAAACTCGCTTACCGTTAATGGTCTGGCAGTCTTCTTTATTAGCTGGAGAGAACTTCCTTTTCTGGCGGTCATACGTCCAGTAACTTTTCCAGTTGTGCCATTCTGGGGGCTCGTGCTCTGGTAGCTCATCAGCCAACTTGTCCCACTCTTTGGCGTTAAACCACCATACTCCGTCTGAGTTTTCATCTTCCGGGTTTGTGCGCGTCTTGTGTCCCGGCATTTGACCGCGATGAATGGCTACGCGCAGTGCAGATTTTGTTAGCCCAATATATGCCGCGCCTCTTTCCAGAGAGCAAAGCCCGGCGATCGGACCATCCAGCCGCAAAGTCGCTCCTTTTTTGTAGGAACGCTTTTTCTTGTTTTCTTCGTGTTCGTCGTCGTTGGCGGCATCAATGGATCCGCTGAGTGCGTCACTTTCCTGAAGTGGTTGGTGGTCAGATAACTCTTTATCGGCAATGAAGTCCCGCATTTGTTATCCTCTTGCGTTGGTGCGCTTGTCGCGCCTTGTGATGGTTTGTTTTGGCTTGTAAAGATAACCAAAAGGTTATCTTTGTGCGAGAGGTTAATACTCAAATGGTTATCTTGTCAATAGACTACGCAAAAAAGTTACGTCAGATACGTAAGGCGGAAGGGTTAACACAAAAGCAGTTTGCGGATATTACTGGGTTGTCTTTGGCAACCATAAGGAATTACGAATCGGGGCAAAAGAACGCTAGAGCAAAAATCGTTGAGGCGGTTCTGCAAGTCGATCGCTTTGAAAAATACATGCTGTGGCTAATAAAAGATAAGACGCTACCTGTCGCCGGGCAGATTGCTCCGGCTCTCTCTCTTGATGGATCTATTCAGTCGGAGGGCGATCAGGTTTCAATCGGTATTACCCAAAAATCACCCCGATCAGGCCGCAATGTTGGCTGACTCTACACATTGAGCGAATTACATATCGCAAGGAGTGTTTAGTTAATTTATCCGTTGGAGGGGCTAATCATGTCGATTAAGCAACTCAAAGACGGACGTTATCAGGTCGATGTCAGACCGCAGGGGGCGGAAGGAAAGCGGATTCGAAAAATCTTTGCCCTGAAATCAAAGGCTCAGGAGTTTGAGAAGTATGTGTTACAGAACTTTCATGACAAGCCATGGCAGGCTAAGCCAGCTGATCAGCGGCGATTATCAGAGCTGCTTGATGCGTGGTGGATGCTTGATGGGCGTAATCAGGCTTACGGGGATAGCTACAGGGTTAGGCTAGGGAAGGTTGTTCGTGAAATGGGAGATCCTCGCGCCAGTCAGATGACGCGAAAATTTATGCTTGAATATCGGTCAGAGAAATTACAGGCCGGATTAATGCCGTCCAGTATTAATCGTGACTTATGCGTACTGTCTACCATGTTCACGGTGCTGATTGAAGCTGAGGTCTTTCACAACGCGAACCCTGTACGCGGTATACGAAAACTGAAAGTTCAGAACACAGAGATGGCCTTTCTTTCTGATGATGAGATTGAACGGCTTCTTGAGCGACTGGAGGGTGATGCGCGTCGTGTTGCCATTCTGTGTCTTTCTACTGGTGCCCGATGGAGTGAAGCATCGGAACTACGTGGAGAGCATATCGTTGGCAACCGGGTGACGTTCTTTAACACCAAAAACGGAAAATCCCGTTCGGTTCCTGTGGCGGATTCGGTCGTGCCTCTGATTAAAACCCGTCGAACGGGGTTATTGTATCAGGTTGATTATCTGAAGTTCCGGGAGATTCTTCAGGAGGTGAAACCGGATTTGCCGAAGGGGCAGGCTACGCATGTCATGCGTCATACATTTGCCACACACTTTATGATGAATGGCGGAAATATTGTTACGTTGCAACGAATCCTGGGGCACGCAACGATTCAGCAAACAATGACGTACGCTCATTTTTCGCCGGACTTTTTACTGGACGCGATCAACTTTAATCCGCTGGCTGAAAGTGTCCATAAACTGTCCATCGATTAG